GCTGTCTCCTCCCCCCTTGGCAATGGGGTTGCCCCGGCTTCGCCGCCGGGGCTTTTTTTCGTCTACAGGAGGGACGTGAGCATGCGCTTGAACAGCGGCGAAGGATCTGTGCCGAGCTGCTTCAGCAGCGCCTCGAGCTCGCGCGCGAGCACGACGTGCGGCTCGGGAAGCGGATTCCATGCGTCCGGCTCGGCCGTGTCTGTCGCCTCCATCGCTTCGCGCATGGCCGCCTCGCTGACCGGTTGCCCGATCGCCTCAGACGCGGCGCGCGCGAGCACGTCGAGGCCCGAGACGCTGGCGGCATTGGCCTGCTTCAGCCATTCGCATAGCCGGTAGAACTCGCGCGGTGTCAGCTCAGTAGCGGCGGCTGTTTCGGTAGGTTTCTTCATATCGTCCTTTAGTTTGACGACCGGCGGCGGCAGTTCCACGGCCGGCGGGATTGGGGTGTTCTCACGCGCGAAGCGGCGAATCTTGGCATGCTCGTTCAGGTCGCCGCGGGCATCGCCCGGCCGTAGCGAGATGGCGAACGTCCGCTCGACGCCGTTCGGCGCGCGCACGTCGACGCATACGCGGCCGGCCTTGCTGTAGTGCTGCACGACCGCGAGGCCGGCGTCCTTGACCATATCGACGAGATCGCGGAGACGGGATTGGCTCATACGGCCTTCCCTCGCCGCGTGCAGCGCGGCTCGTCCGCGTCGGGCAGACGGTAGAGAAAGGTCGTGTCGCCGACGCCGGGCTTCGCGTAGTACGCGCAGCCCTCGCGGTCGAACAGCACGCGGTGGTCGGGCATGTCGTCGCGGCACGCGGCGAGCGCCAGCACGGCGAGGATCAGGGCGGCAATCTTCATGCTGCAACCTCCCCTGCCTCGCACGGGCCCGCGCCGCGCAGCACGCGATGCCAGTTCGCGAGCGCGGCGGCCGTCGTGATGACGTGGTGCTCGGCCTTGTCCTGGTCGCCCGCGATCAGCGCGTTAAGCGCCTTGCCGGCCAGATAGCCGACGAGCCAGAACCAGTCGGCGTGCGTCTTGCCGCTGTCGTCCCAGCGCTGCCGCTGGTGCTCGGCCTCGATGCTGACCGACTTCAGGAAGTCGTCCGTGTGCGGCGTGTTGATGATCGCGTTCAGGCGGTCGAGCTCGGCCTGCACCTTCTCGCCCCACGATTCCTCTGTCTCGCCCTCATAGCCCACGAGCAGGTAGGCGTCGTGCGCCGAGCGCTCGTCAAACACCTTCGGCATCCAGTACGCGAGCGCCTTCTGGAGGGCCTGAATCACGGCCGCGCGGTCGTCCTTCTGGCGCCGCACCTGCGCAACGATGTCGCAGAGCGACGCCTGCTTTGCCGCGCCCTCCTCGCCGTTCAGCAGCACGTCGAGCTCGCGCACGAGCCGGCGGTGGTCCGCCAGCACTTCCTCGTAGTCGGCCGGCGCTGCTGCGGGCGGCTCGACAGGGGATGCTGCGGCCGGCGTCGGCGGCAGCGTCAGGACCGTCCCTACCGGGAAATACTCGTGCGGCAGCATGCCAGCGAATTCGGGATTGCACGCCAGGATGTGCCGCCATTCGTTTTCGTTGCCGCACTGGCGCAGCGCGATGCCCATGACGGACTCGCCGGGTTGCGTCGTGTGCGTGCGCGGCTGCGTCTCGTAGGCTTCGAGCGCGCGGCGCAGGGCGGTAAGGTGGCGCGGCAGTCCCGCCGGATCGCCCATCAGTAACAGTTCGCGGGCCGCGTCGATAACGGCCTGCCCGGCAGTGCCGGTCGGTAATGTGCTCACTCCTTTCTCCTAGCGCTCGCGCGCGTTAATCGAGATTGGATTATAGAGCAATTTCAGCGGATTAGGTTGATGTAGCGAGGAGTGGTGCGAAATCATCACCGAAAAAGCGCGGAGGCGGTTGGTACATTTTTGCCACATCGCCGACAGTGCGCCGGCTATCGCGCTGAACCTTCACGGGAAAATTTTGCGTCGGTCCAATCCATCATGGGCGCCGTGCAGAACCGCCACTTCGAATAAGATGTTGATTTTGCTGCGCTATTGGTCATTTCAGCTCGGTTAGATAATCGAAACTCGGTTCTTTTTCCACACCATTTCCGGCCGTTTCCGCTTGTTTTCGAGGGTCCGGTGGTACATCAAGTGGCACATCGGCTGTACCACTCGACACTGAAAGGCAATGTACCACCCATGGGCACGATCACTACGCGCAAACGGCAGGACGGAACGCCCGCTTATATGGCACGCGTGCGCGTCAAGCGCGACGGCAAGATCGTTCACAAGGAGACGCAGACCTTCGCCCGAAAGCAGGCCGCCGAGGCGTGGATCAAGCGGCGCGAGACGGAACTGAGCGAGCCCGGCGCGCTGGCGTCGATCATCAATCCCGAGGCGACCCTTCGCGAGCTGACCGAGCGCTACATCAAGGAGCTCGAGGAGATCAAACCGATGGGGCGTTCCAGAAAGGGGACGCTGAAGGCGATCGCCAAGGGCGAGCTCGGCGCCCTGAAGGCGTCCGAGGTCGACGCTCAGGCGATCGTGAACTTTGCGCGCGAGCGGATCGCCGAGGATGGCGTGAGTCCGGCCACGGTACTGAACGACTTGGCGTTGCTGACCGGACTGTTCGAGGTTGCGATCCCCGCCTGGGGCGCCAAGCTCGACCCGCAGGCGATGGAGCACGCGAAGGCGGTTTGCTGGAAGATGGGGCTGATCGACCGGGCCGAGGAACGCACTCGCGTGCCGACGATGGACGAGCTCGAGAAGCTGATGGTCTACTTCTACGACATGGCGCGGCGCCGGAAGTGGGCGACGCCGATGGTCAAGATCATCGCGTTCGCGATCTTCTCGACGCGGCGGCAGGAGGAGATCATCAGGATCACGTGGGCCGACCTCAACGAGGAGGAGAGCACGCAGATCGTGCGCGACGTGAAGCACCCGCGCAAGAAGATCGGCAACGATCAGGAATCGCGGCTCACGCCCGAGGCGCTGGCGATCATCAAATCGATGCCGCACACGCACGACCGCATCTTCCCGTACACGACCGACGCGATCAGCGCGCAGTTCACGCGCGCGTGCGACTGGCTCGAGATTGAGGACTTGCGGTTCCACGACCTGCGCCGGGCCGGCGTGACGCGCCTGTTCGAGATGGGCTGGAACATCCCCGACGTGGCGAAGGTCAGTCTGCACCGCGACTGGAACATGCTGCGCCGGTACACCAACCTGAAGGGCAAGGGCGATCGGTACGAGGGCTGGAAGTGGACGCAGATCGCGATCGATCTTCCTGTCGCGCCGCCGCGGCCGAAGAAGAAGGGCGAGCAGGTCAGCGCGACCGTAGCTGTTGCAGCTCCTTCGCCGCATCCTCGCGCCGCGCATCGAGATACGCGGCGAGGTCGGCAAGGTGCACGCCCTTCGCGCACTTCTGCGAGCGCTCCATCCGCACGATCGGCAAAGTGATGTCGCCGTCGAGTACCTTCCGCTGGAGCTTTTCGGGAGACAGGTGCGCGAAGTAGTCGCGGCACACCAGATCGAGGGGGATGACGGCGCGACCGTCGTATTGCGCCATCAGAAGGAAAGCGGTGTTCATCTGTATGTCTGGTTCGATTTTGTCCGTAGCGGTCAGATAACCGAACCACGAGCCGGAAATCAACATCCCCCGCGACTTCCCCACTACTCTCGTTCTCCCTCTGTCCAATACCTTGACATAGATCAAGGGCCGCTTGTCAATGTTCCCTATCTGTTCAGGCGCGGCATCGTGCGCGCGATCGCGCGCCTACCAGAGTTGATGCAGGCGGGTGACACTCAAAGCCCGGTGATTGGGCGTTCGCCGTCGAAGGGCAATTGAAGCGTCTCGCCGAAGCGAGGCTTCACGCGGTCGAGCTTCTGAATGAAATCGTCGTAGTCCGTGCTTAACTGCATCACGGTGACGACCGAGGCCAAATGCTCGCGCAAGCGCGGATGTCCGAAATCCTCGCTGAGCCGACGATGAAGATGATGCTTCAGGCGCCCGTCCGACGTGCGAGGCGTCGCGTTTTTGAGCTCATCGAGAACCTTCGGAGCCAGCCGCGCATAGATGATGTCGTTGGTCAGGTGCCCGAAATATTGCGGGCGCTTCACAGAGTCCCTTGGGAAGTCGAGCCCGCGCAAACGAAAAAGCTGGGCGTAGTATTCATTCGGAAAGGTCTGGACCCACGGCCGCAGCTCCTTCGCGATGAATTTTTCGAGGATTTCGGCGAGCGCCGTTGCGGCCCGGTCGCGCTGGAAGCCGGTGGCTTCATCGACCAGGGCGATGATACCGACGTTGGCGAGCGCCCGGATCAGAATATCGGCCGCGCCGATCATCCGCTCATAGCGAGCGGGTATTTCCTTCCCTTCCCGCAAGGTCGCGTCGCGGAATCTCAGGTAAACCTCCGCGACCTGCGGCAGGAGCCGCGCGTCGTAGCCTACCCCTTTGCCGCCCGATTTCGTGCGGTAAAAGATCGGGTTGGTCGACATAGCCAACTCTTCGGAAATAAAGGGCTTTAGGGCATCCGCCTGTAAGAAGAAGGGTAGTTCGTCGACCGTGGACAAAACGCCCGTTCCGGCCTTCGGCGATCGTGAGCGCCCCAATACCCGGAGAAACGCCGCCTGCGTGATGATCCGCGTGCCATTGGGCAAAACTGCGCACGCAATCTGCGCGTCGCCGAGGGCAAATTCGCCCTCGTAATCGGCCTGGGGCAAATCCTTGTTCCAGCGCGCAACGGCTCCCGCTCGCGCGATTTCTGACTTCCTCTCCGGCGGCAGGAGCACCGCGCGGCGGGCTCCCCCTATTTTGCCGGCCTTCTGCTTGTCCATGAACTACCTCCATGCTTGGCAATTCGCCTTACCTAATGCTTAGCATTAAATATGTCAAGCATCGCATCGACGCCTGCCAAGCAGCGCCTCGGTTTCGTCCGGGCCGCTGCCCTTGGGCAGGTCATTCGGCGGCCTGCAGAGGAAGTTGACTGTCCTCCCGAAGCAGCCCCCGATCGTCGGCCGGCGCCCGATCGGCGGGCAGACCCGCGGCGGCGGCGCGCGCGCTCGCGGCCGGCGCCTGCGGCGCGGCCACTGGCTCGGCGGCGCGCGCCTTGCTCACGATGCCGGCCATGCGCGAGGGGCGGCGCTGATCCTGCTCGGCGCGCTGGTCGGTGACGGCGGGCGTCGCGGGCGCGGCAGGCTCGGCCGGCGCCACGATCGCGGGCGCGTCGTCGACACGCGGGCCGAAGTCGAAGCCCATCGCCTCGTTGTCATGCTGGATCACGCGTTCCAGGCGCTCGCTGCTGGTCGGCAAGAGCTTCGAGCCGCGCTTGATGACCGACTTGATTGCAGCTTGGTCGTAGAAGGTTCCCCACATGAGGCCGTTCGGCTGCTTCGACTTACTTTTCACCTTCTCGATGTCGCGGCGGTACATGACTTCGCGCTGCACTTCGCCGCTCGCCAGCTTGACGATCATGTATGCGGCCTTGACTTGGCCCGGATCATCGGGGCCGTCGTAGGGCTCATGCTCGATACGTGGATCGTCGCCGCGCACGAACTTGAAGTGATCCTTTTCGTACACGGCTGCGGCATCGATGCTCACGACCTCGCCCGAGTTGCGCATCACCTTGATGATGCCCCTCACCATCGGCAGGTATTGCACCATCGGTATCCAGCGCTCGACCTTGCGGTTGCCCTCCTGAACCTCGACCTTGGTGTTGTAGACGTTCAGCACCGCCTCGCGCCCATCCGGGAACAGGCCATCTTGCGCTGCGCGCATGCACGCGTTCATGAGGGACTGGCGGTTTGCGTAGAGCAAATCGGGGTTCATCTGCACGCTGGTCAGCACCGTGCGGATGAAGCGGTCGACGTCGATGTCAGGCGGCAGCGCCTTCTCGATCTCGACGCGGATACCGCGGTTCAGTTTCTCGCGAAACTCGTGGTACGGGGTGACTTGCTGTTGCTGCTGCTCGTTACTCATCTTCTCGTCCATTTTTCGCTCGGATGGTCGTGCAGTGCGGCACCGTGCCGCACTGCTGGTTCACGTCAGGCGGCGGCCTTCTTCTCCGTGATCCGCACGTCGCGGTACGGCGGAACGGTCGCCTCGATATAGGCCGCCGGGACTTTGCTGATCGTGATCGTCACGCGCTCGCCGGCCTCGCGGTCGTATGCCTTGAACGTCTCCTTGCGCGTGCCGGCCGAGATATTGAACCCGGCCGCGCGCACGGTCTTGGCCGCCTCGATGATCGTCAGCAGCTCGGCCTTCGCGGCTTTCTTCCGCTCGACGGCCGCCTTCTCCTCGGCGCCGGCCGCCTTGTAGTCGCGGCAGAGCTCGAACACGCGCGGATTGTCGGTCAGGTCGATCGTGTTGCCGTCGTTTTCGAGGTACAGCTTGCCGATCGTGTCCGCGTCCTTCGTGTAGTTCGGCTCTGGCGACACGCCGGCGTCGATGCGCGCCCAGAAGTTCGCGACGCGCTCGACGATCAGCGCGCCGACCTCGCCGTCGCGCTCGCGGATCACGGGCTTCGGCGTGTTGCCGCCGACGAGTGGCGCGATCAGGCTCCAGTTCAGGTCCGCGACCTCGAGCTGGTGCTGCACCTGGAATTCGATGTGCGGCGGCGCCTCGATCACGTCGCCGTCGTCGATCCACGCGCGGCGGAACTGAAGGCCGTCGACGTTCTTCACTTCCATGATGCCGGGCCCGTGGCGGTCGAACATCTCGCGCGCGTCGTTGTGCTCGTGGCCGGGCACGATGCTGACGATCTTGAAGTCGAACGACGAGCCCATGCGCAGCGACGGCATGCGCATGTAGACCTTGAAGGGCTCGACGATCAGGCCGTAGTCCTCTGCGATGCCGGCGGCGATCGCGTTTTCGAGCCGCGTGCCCCACTTCATCCGCTCGTTCTCCTCGAACTCCTTGGAGAGGCGGCCGGTCTTGAGCTGGTGCAGCTCGAACTCGGTGAAGTACGGCGACGCGTCGAACAGCGCGGCGGCCTCGGTCGACGTCAGGTCTTTGGCGCGCATCGCGAGCCATTCGCGCTCGCTGTTGAAAGTCAGGGTTTCGCGGATCATCTGCATATCTGCTCCTCGGTATGGTGTCGTGCGGCACTGTGCAGTGCTGCGCCGTGCAGCTCAAATGCCGCGTAATCGCGGCACGATTGCATTGTAAGACCGAGTGGTTAGATTTTGCAACCGTGTTTTTCGGTCGCAGGCAGATCAAAAGCGACAAATCAACAGGGGACTTGACCAGTCGAGCGGTGCGTTCTCGCGCGCATACGGGCCCGACAGGTTGAACGTGCCATCGCGGTAGCCGCGCTTGGGCGTGGCGACGACGATCGGGCCGTCCGTGATCTTGCACATGCTGAACCGGCCGTAGGATTCGGGCGACACCGAGTCGGTCTGCTGGCCGAACGCGACCCAGCCGTCCATCCACTCCAGCGGCGATTCGGTAGTGCGGAACTGGATCGCGACACTGCCATCCGGCAGGTTCGGCGGGGCGTCCGCGCGCTCGACCAGCTCCTTCGGGTTCAGCGTCAGCGTGCCATCCTTGCCGATAAAGCCGATCACGTCGACGCGCTTGCCGGACGTCGGCCGGACCTCTACGCCGGCGGCTACCGCTATCTCGGCAAGCGGGCGCCCGAAGATCTGTGACAGCTTGGCAGCCTCGTCGAGCTGCATCTTGCGCTGGCCGCTCAGGGTTAAACTGAGCTGCGAGTGCTGCATGTCCATCTTCTGCGCGAGCGCGCGGAGCGATAGCTTCCGCCCCTCCATCAGGTCGAGGAAATACTTCTTTTTCACTTTCGACATCCACTCAGTTCCCTTCTGGTCTGCATTCTGCAACATTCCAATGCTTTTGCAAACGGAGTTCCTTGACATTGTGGTTCGATAGTCGCACCATACGCACAATCCAACCATGAAATCAGCCGGAAACATGGACATCACCACTGAAAAGGACATCACGCCGGAAGCGGCGAAGCAGCTCCGCATGGCGTCAGGACTGACGCAGCGCGCGTTCTGGACCAGCGTGGGGAGCAATCAGGCATCGGGGCACTGGTTCGAAGTCGGCAAGCGCAAGAGCATCCCGCGCCCGATCCGCACTTTGATCTTCCTGCGCTATGTGGCAAAGATCGACCTGGACGTCAGCACGCCGGAAGGCGCGAGCGCGATGGTCCGCGCGGGGCTGGAACTCTCGGCGAAGCTGGAAGCGGATCGCGCGAAGGCGGCAGCCGAAGCAGCGGCCCGCATCGCTCGCGAGGCAGCCAAGAAGGTGAAGAAGATCGCAGCTTGACGAACATGGAGGCGTGGCAGAGTGGTCTAATGCAGCGGATTTGAAATCCGTCATACGTGCGAGCGTATCGTGAGTTCGAATCTCACCGCCTCCGCCAGTTTTTTACCCCCGTCGCGACACCCGCGGCGGGGTTTTTTGATGCAGTACCACGTTCAAGGAGAGAGCATCATGGCAGGTCCGAAGCCGTTCAATGACACGCTCGTCCAGCTCCGTTTCGGCGAGCTGCATAGCGAGCTCACCGACGCGATCAACGAGATCGTCCACAAGGTCGCGAGCACCCAGAAGGCCGGCAAGCTGACGCTGACCCTCGGGTTTAAGGCCGGGAAAGGCGGCCAGATCGAGATCGTCGACGAGATGAAGGTCACGCTGCCGAAGGAGGAGAAGGGCAGCACAATCATGTTCGCGACGCCGGAAGGCAACTTGCAGCGCCAAGACCCGCGGCAGCAGACGTTCGAAGGTATCCGCTCGGTCGATCAGGAATTGCAGGCGCGCAAGGAAGCCGCAACCGACGCACCGCTCACGCCGCGCGCAGCCGCCGCGGGCGGCTGATCCTCGCAGTAGCGCAGCACCCGTAGTTCCGACCAACCCACTTTAAGACGACACCAACATGGAAAACCTGAATGCAGAAACCATTCTGAAGGCCGGCACGGCTCTCGCCGACATCAAGGAAGTCGAAGGCGTGCCCGTCGCCATCGTGCCGGAAGGCTACGAGGTCCGCGAGCTGGCCCACCTGCTCGAACAGGAGCGCCCGCGCCGCCATCGCGGCAACCTGAAACTGCTCGATGCTGACAGCTTCGTCCGCTACGTCGAGCCGCACGTGGCCGCCGGCCGCAACGTGAACCTGCTGTACCGCATCGAGCCGGCGCCGGTGTTCAAGGCCGTGCTGAACGCAGCCACGCCCGAGTGGCCGGCGCACGAGGATCACACCGCCACGTATGACGCGCCGCTGTCCAAGGAATGGAAAACGTGGACGCAGAACGACGGCGAAGCGATGAGTCAGGAAAAGTTCGCTCTGTTCATCGAGCGCAACCTGCTGGACATCGCGGCGCCGACCGGCGCGGAAATGCTGGAGCTCGCAACGAGCTTCCAGGCGAAGAAGGGCGTCAACTTCGCGTCGGGCACGAAGCTCCAGAACGGTCAGACCCAGCTCGTCTACGAGGAGACGATTCAGGCAAAGGCCGGCGAAAAGGGGCAGCTCACGGTGCCCGACGAGATCAAGCTGCGCCTGCCGGTGTTCGAGGGCTCGACGATCGCGGACGAGCTGGTCGCGAAGTTCCGTTACCGTATCGACGGCGGCAAGCTCTTTATGTGGTACGAGCTGGTGCGCCCGCACAAGGTGCTCGAGATCGCCACCAAAGACCTGCTGAAGCAGATCGAGGAAGGCACGGGCCTGACTGGCTTCAAGGCGCACATCTAAGCAAAACCCACGCGCGGCTCGGCCGCGCTTAAATCGGCCGCACGATCGGGCGGACGCCGGAACCCGTAACCGGCACCTTCACACATGCGTCTGGATATAGCGCGGCGGCATCCGCCCAATCAGCCCATGCCGGGGCACCCTCGCGGAGAGGGCCGGACGCAGTTGTGAGGGGCAACCCTCTGGCACGGCACCGTGCTGCACGGTATGGTGCCGTTTCCGCACCACTGGTGCGATCTTGCGGCCCGACCGCTTTTGAGAGTGCGCGGCGGGCTTAACCTTCAAGGAGCTCGACATGGCATCCGTCAACAAAGTCATCCTCGTCGGCAATCTCGGCGCCGACCCGGAAACCCGCTACCTCCCGAGCGGCGACGCAATCTCCAACATCCGCCTCGCTACGACCGATCGCTACAAGGACAAGGCGAGCGGCGAGATGAAGGAATCGACCGAATGGCACCGCGTCAGCTTCTTCGGCCGCCTCGCCGAGATCGTCGACGAGTACCTGCGCAAGGGCGCGCCGGTCTACATCGAGGGCCGCATCCGCACGCGGAAGTGGCAGGATAACGCCGGCCAGGATCGCTACACGACCGAGATCGTCGCCGAGAAGATGCAGATGCTCGGCGACCGCCGCGACGGCGGCGAGCGGCAGCAGCGCGCACCCCAGCAGCAACAGCAGCGCACCCAGCGCAACGGATACGCCGACGCGACTGGTCGTGCGCAGCCGTCGCAGCGTCCGGCGGCCGGCGGCGGCTTCGACGAAATGGACGACGACATTCCCTTCTGAGGTTCATCATGCCCGACGAAATCGATCTTGGTAACGAGCAAGCCCAGCGCATGCTCGACGCGGCGATCGCCGCCGCACGTGTCCGCCCGGCTATCCCGGAAAATCTCACCGAATGCCTGAACGGTTGCGGCGATCCGCCGGCGGCCGGCGCACGCTACTGCTGTCCCGAGTGCGCGACGGATCACGAGCAGCGCATGCTCGTTCGCCAGCGGCAGGTGGGACGATGAGCGAGATCACCCCTACCTTTCACGGCGAGATGCAGCTCGCCGGCTGGTCGGAGACACACACCGGCGGCTGCAAGGTCACGTTCTGGCTGCCCGACCCGGCCGACCTCGACGCGTTCCGCGCGCTGACCGTGCGCAAGGGCAACGTGGCCGGGCATCGCTTCATGGTCGCGATGGTCGAGATCGGCGACGACGAGCAGCCCGTTCAGCAGCCGGCCGGGCCCAGGCCCGAGCCGGAGCCCGAGAAGCCGAAGGGCGGCGCGCTCGCGCGGCTCGCCGGCATGTGGTGCAACGACCCGGACTTCTGGGCGTGGCTCCGGTCGCAAGGGAATAAGTGCGCCAGCGCCGAGGACGCGGCAGCGATCGTGCGCGACATCTGCGACATCGATAGCCGTGCCGAGCTCGACAGCAGCGCGGACGCCGAGCGCGCGTTTCAGGAGAGCATCCGCAGCCCATTCATGCTCTGGCGTCGCCGGGAGGCGCGGTGAAGAAATCGCCCCTCCTCCGCAAGACGCCGATCGCGCGCGGCACGTCGACGCTGAAGCGCACGGCGTTCGCGCGCAGCACCACGCCGAAGCCGCGCCGCACCAGGCCGCCGAAGGTGCGCGATACGCCGCGCCCGCGCGTGGTGCCGTCGTCGCTCGGCCTGATCCACATGGGGCGCGTCGCCGAGCTCGGCTGCATCGTGTGCCTGAACCTCCGGCTCGGCCGATCGCCGGCCGAGTGCCATCACGCGCGCTGCTTCGCCGGCGGCGGCCAGCGCTCGACCGACTTCCACGCGATTCCGCTCTGCCCCCTGCACCATCGGCTCGGCGGTGCCGGCGTCGCCCTGCACGCCGGGCGGCAGAGCTTCGCGCGGAACTTCGGCACCGAGCCTGAGCTGCTGTTGCAGGTGTTGCGGATGCTCGGCTTCGACATCGAGCCCGAACAGCTCGCGCGGCCTGACCTGGGCGCGCTGCTGTATCCGGCGCAGGTAGCAGCATGAGCGCGCCATCCCTCGCCGCCGCGCTCGCCGGCGCGCCGCGGCGCCGCGCGAAGAAGCCACGTGCGCAGCCCGAGTTCGAGATGCAGAAGGCGCTTTTCGAGTGGGCGCGCATGCCGTCCGTCGTGCGCTCGATGCCGGGCATCGACCTGCTGGAAGGATCGATGAACGGCGTGAAGCTGACGACGGCGCAGGCGGGCAAGGCGAAGGCAGCCGGCATGCTGAAGGGTTCGCACGACGTTCGCCTGCCTGTCGCGCGCGGCCGCTGGATCGGCCTATCGATCGAGCTGAAGCACGGCGACAACATGCCGACCGACGAACAGCTCGCGATCGGCGCGCGGCTCGAGGCGGAAGGCTGGCGAGTGCACTTCGTCTGGGATTGGCTCGACGCCGTGAAGATCATCACGGAGTACCTGAGCCTGCCCCGCCCGAATGTGATTGCTTTGTCCTAGTCGGTTCGATCACGATGCCATGTTTCGAAATTCGCACCACTCGCAGCCGAATCATGGCATACTTCATCGCGCCGCGCCCGATGGGGCGGCGCAACTCCTTGGCGGGAGTTCATTGAGCAAGGCTTTGTCTGACCCCGTGCGCGCTGCTCTGCGCGTCCGCCAACGCCCGAAAGGGTGACGGGGCAGACAAAGCCTTTTCTGTTTCTGGAGGCAGCATGGATGCGCAATCCCAAAACCGCATCATCCTCGACCACCTGAAAGAGGTCGGCCCGATCACCCCTCTCGAAGCGCTGCGCCTGCACGGCATCATGCGGCTGGGCGCGCGCGTTCACGAGCTGCGCGAGGGCGGGCACAACATCGTCACCGAAATTGTCAAGGTGAAGGGGCGCAAGGGCTCGAAGCCAGCGCGCGTCGCGCGCTACTCGCTGGTGAAGGCAGCAGCATGAGGCCGTCCGAGCATCTGCTGGACTTCGGCCGTCCAGTCGCGTTCTACCCCGGCCTGGTTAAACACTTCGGCAGCGTCAACGCCGTGCTGTTCTTCTGTCAGATTTTCTACTGGCGCGACCGCACGTCATCGGAGCTGGGCGTCTACAAATCGGTCGAGGACATCGAGGCTGAAACCGGGCTCACGTACCGCGAACAGGTGACGGCGCGCAAGTTGCTGGTCGAGCGCGGCGTGCTGATCGAGACGCCGAAGCGGCTGGAGCACCGCATCTATTTCCGCATCGACGAGGACCGTCTGGATGCGTTGCTCGCGAACTGCGAAACCCGCAATTCCCGAACTGCGGAAAGCGCATTTCGGGAGGAGCGGAATCCGCAATCCGATAATAGAACAGAGATTACTACAGAGACTACAGCAGAGAGACATAAGCGCGCGCGCGCGGCTGAAGGCTCGCCGGAGTTCGAGCAGGCATGGTCGCTGTATCCGAAGCGCGCCGGCGGCAACTCGAAGGCCGATGCGCTGAAGGCGTGGAACGCGCGGATCGCGGCCGGCGTCGAGTCGGCGCGGATGCTGGACGGCGTGCAGCGGTACGCGGCGTTCTGCAAGGCGACCAACAAGATCGGCACCGAGTACGTGAAGCAGGCGGCGACGTTCTTCGGGCCCGGCCTGCACTTCGACGCGGAATGGACGCTGCCCGTCGTCGACTCGCCGCGCATGGGCGGGCGCCCGTCGATGAACAGCTTCGACCAGTCGCAGCCGGACGACTACGACGACTTTTTCGACCATCGCCGGGGGTTTGATCGATGAGGCAGGCTACTGAGCTGATCGGGGGCAGCATCAACCCCCAGACCTACGAGCGCGCGTCGACGTGCGAGAAGCACGGCGCGTACACCGAGCGCGGCGGCTCGCTCACGGGCGAGCTGCACAAGGCGATGTGGTTCGGCTGCCCGCAGTGCAATCGCGAGCAGCGCGAGCAGGAGGAGCGGGAGGAACGCGCGCGCCAGGAGCGCGTGCGGCAGGCGCGGATCGAGGCGCGGCTGAACCAGTCGGGCATTCCCCTCGCCTTCCGCGATCGCACGTTCGACAACTTCGTCGCCGAGACGGACGAGCAGCGCAATGCGCTCGACGTGGCGCGCGCGTTCGCTGAGAACTTCTGGACGAAGCACCTGCCCGCCGGCGACTTTCTCGTGTTCGGCGGCAATCCGGGCACCGGCAAGAGCCATCTCGCGCTCGCGATCATGCAACACGTCATGCGGCACTCGACGGCCATGTACATCGACGCGATGGCGCTGATCCGTCGCGTGCGCGCAACGTGGCGCCGCGATTCCGAGCAGAGCGAGGAGGACGTGCTGCACATGCTCGGCTTCACCGTCGACCTGCTGGCGATCGACGAGATCGGCGTGCAGCGCGGCACCGACGACGAGCAGGCGATCGTGTTCGAGATCATCAATCGCCGCTATCGCGACCTGCGGCCGACGATCCTGATGACGAACCTCGACGGCAAGGGCATGAAGGAATTCCTCGGCGCGCGCACGATGGATCGCCTGTACGAGCGCGGGACGATGGTGCCGTTTTTGTGGGGCAGTCACCGTCGCAAATAAATTCCCTTGCCATTTTCGGAATATGGTTAGATAATCACACCATGTTTCGGAAATTGTGAGAGGGGTGTTATGCGTAAGATCATCTGCGCCGCCGTGGCGGCGCTTGCGGCGACCGCCGCGCACGCTGACACCGGCGTGCTCATCTTCGGCAAGAGCCACCATTTCAACACGCACGGCCGCGCCTACAACGAGCTGAACGTCGGCGGCGGCGTCGAGTGGTCGCCGGATGGTTCGGGCTGGCTGGTCGGCGGCTTCGCGCTGAAAGACTCGTTGACCCGGCTCGGCGCGGCGGCATACGGCGGCTACCGCGTGCGCTGCGAGCTCGGCGGCGGCTTCCACGTCGAGGCGACCGTGCGCGCCGGCTTCCTGAAGGATGCCGACTACATCGGCCCGGCCGCCCTGCCCGCGATCGGCATCGGCTACCGGAACGTGACCGTCGAGGCGACGTACATCCCGGCGATCGGCGGCAACAAGGTGCCCGCTGCCGTGGTGTGGGCGCGCATCAACTTCTGAGGACGCCATGCACAACGACCTCTTGCGCGATGCGCTCGAGCGAGACGGCTACCGCTACGGCCGCCGGCTCGTGCTGCTCGCGATCGCAATCGCCGCGCTCGGCGCGCTGATCGGCGCCGCCGTGTTCGGCAATCCGTAAGCAACACCGTTACCCGGCCGGCTGCCGGGAATTTTCTGCGCCGCAAGGCGCGCAAGGAGAGAACGTTGGAAAAGAAGAAAGTCGAAATCGCCCGTATCCCGCTGCCCGACGAGCTGGGCGAGGCGCTTGCTGGCGCGCTGGGTTTGACGCCGGGCGCCGAACAGGAGCCGATGCCGCTCCCGTTCACGGCGGCGGATTCCCATCACGCTCGCGCGCTGATCGAGGCCGCGCGTCAACCGCGTTTCGAGCTCGGCGATGTCGTCGTGCTGCGCCCGCATGCGCACGACTCCTTCAAGTGGCCGCAGCCCGGCGAGAAGTGCATCGTCACGCAGGTGCTTGAGACTCCGGTGCGCACCGGGCAGCACGGCTCCGCGATGTTTGCGAAACCGGGCGATTTTGCGATCGCGATGATCAGCCCGGACGGCGAGCTCATGGAGTTCATGCACGACAGCCGCGACTTCGAGAAGGTCGGTTCGATCAACAACTGACGCTGATGCCCGGCTTCGCGCCGGGCCCGTCGCTTTCTGGCAAGGAGAAAGGAGTGAACGAAACCATCAACATAGCCGATCTGGTGAAGCCGAAGTTCGAGGTCGGTCAGACGCTCTGGGAGGTTGATAGCCGCGCCGGCCGCGTCCAGCGCATCCAGCCCGTCCGGATCACGTCCATCAGCTACACGGTCGTCATCACGGACAAAGGCCGCGAGGCGGCGCTGCGCTACTTCTCGGACTTCGCCGAGCACAATCCCGACACGCTCTACACGAGCCTCGACGAGATTCCGCAGGAAGATCGCGTTCCGCGCGTGAGGAGCTGACCATGCTGGCCGCCCTGTTCGCGCGCATCCGCGCGCTTCTGCACATCGAGCCGCGCCTGCGCTTCTACTGGATCGGCGAGGAGACGGAAATCTTCGTCGCCCGCAGCCTGGAGGAAGCGCTGGAAGCGTTCGCCCAGCCCGAGGACATCGCCGAGCAGGCATACGGCGAAGTCTCGCCCTACCGCACCGTCTGCTACCGCGTCGAGGAAACAGGCGAGACGCGGATCGAGACGCTGGAGGAGATGGCGCGCGGGTGCGTCGTCCCCAACCTGCTGCTGTCCCAATACTGCTGACCAACAGCCCGGCCGCGCGCCGGGCGCAAAGGAGAGAGAGCAATGTCTGACAACCAACCCACCGCGCAGGCCACCGATATTGCCCTGCTTCCGCCGGCCGAGCGCGCGCTGGTCGTGCTGAAGTCGACGGAAACGGAAAAGCAGCTCCGCGAGCTGGTCGCGCGCACGTCGCCGATCAGCGCGCCCGTCGACGCGGCGGGCCGCGAGGAGGTTCACCGCGCCGCGATGGACCACAAGAACGCGCGCGTCGCGATCGAGAAGGCCGGCAAGGCCGCGCGCGAGGACGCGACCGCGTTCAGCAAAGCCGTCATCAAGGAGGAACAGCGGCTCGTCGCAATCACCGCCGAGGAGGAAACCCGCCTGTTCGAGCTGCGCGACACTTACGACGCCAAGGTGAAGCAGGAGAAGGAGGAAGCGGAGCGCAAGGAGCGCGAGCGTGTGGCGGCGATCCGCGAGAAGATCGACGCGATCAAGAACCTGCCGATCGACTCGGCGACCGACAACGCCGAGACGCTCGCCGCCACGCTGGACGACCTGCGCGGTTTCGAGATCACGTTCGAGGACTTCGCCGAGTTCCAGGACGAAGCGCGCGCCGCGCGCGACGCGTCGATCGGCAGCCTCACGACCATGCACACGGCGGCAGCGGCGCGCGAGGCGGCCGAAGCGGCAGCGCGCGAAGCCGAGGCGAAGCTGGCCGAGCAGCGCGCGGAGCTGGAGCGCCAGCAGCGCGAGCTCGCCGAGCAGCAGGCAGAAATCGCGCGGCAGCGCGCCGAGCTGGAAGCGGCGAAGAAGCCGGCCGTCGTCGCCGGCCCGAACGAGCCCCCGCCGGAAGTGCTGGACGAGTGCGCGCACGACTACCTGCGCTCGGACGGCGTGTGCACGGAATGCGGCACGCAGTGCGCGCTCCCGCCTGTCGGCGACGCTATCCCCGATGCAGCGATGGAACAGGCGGTGCTCACGGGCACCGGCGCATGGCGGATCGATGCTGACGCCAGCGGCGAGCCGGCGGTCGAGCACGTCGACACGATGAGCCTCACGGCGCTCGACCAGCCGCGCCAGCGTGCGGAGAACGCGGCCGTCGCCTACATTCTGGACAACACGCCGCCGTCGCCGCTGCCGGAGAGCGAACGCCGCGTCATCGTTGAGCCCGAGTTCGCAGGCTTCGACATGGCGGGCGGCCCCGACGTGCACGTCGAGATGGTGACGATCACCCGCGACGAGTACGACAGCCTGCTGACGCGCTCGCGCTGGCTCGAATGCCTGGAGGCGGCCGGCGTCGACAATTGGGAGGGCATCGACGAGGCGCTGCGCATCAATCGGGAGCGCGTGCCGGCCTGATCGCCGGGCCCTCGAAAGCAGAAAGCCGGGCATTGCCCGGCTTTCCCTTTTTCAACCGTGGTCGTTCTCGACCCCGCACTGGCACGGCGATGCGTGCTCGATCGCTTCCGCCTTGGATGGGTAGATCAGGTCGTTCCAGAACGACTGAAACGGGCTCGGAAGGGTTATCGCCAGCAGCAGCCACGCCGCGACAAACAGCGCCCTGCGCGCCGCCGGGCTGCGCCGCAGGCAGCCAATAACCCGCATCACGCCCGCCGGCACGCTGCCCGCGGCGTTCTCACAGATCCACGCGAACTTATGCGTCTCGTCGCCGATGTCGTAGGCGCAGCCGCTCACGACGGCATCGATCGGCAGCTCAACCGCTGCCCGCTCGAACGCCAGCGTCACAATGTCGCGCACGCGCACATCATCCATATCGAGCAGCCGCGCGTGCGCGGGGAACGTCGTCGCGCGCGGCACTTTCTCGATCAGCTTCAGGCTGTCCACCCCGTTCCTCTGCCGCTTGATGACGACATGCACCATCTCCCCGCCGCTCGCGGCAAAGCGCAGGGAGCTTGATGATGACGGAATAGATTCGCCCATGATCTTATTTACCTCTGCCCGTAGTTTTGTTGTATTTTCAGCACCATGATACGATTTTCGCACCAGCGCTCAGGCGTGCGATGACGACCGGCCATCCCTTCCTGCGGGGGATTTTGCAGCGCCGCACGCCGAATTCAAGACACATTCTAGGAAAAATTGGCATGTCCACCGACCAAAAAGCCACATCACAAAGTCGTCATGGGGCGGCAGAGATCACGCCGAAGCAGCAGGCATTCGTCGACGAATATCTGATCGACCTGAACGCCACGAAGGCCGCGATCCGCGCCGGCTACAGCCCCAAGACGGCACAGGAACAATCCTCTCGCCTGCTGTCGAAGCCGCACGTGCAGGCCGCGATCGCCGAGGCGAAGGCGCGCCGCGCCGAGCGCACCGAGATCGACCAGGATCGGATCGTGCGCGAGCTCTGGAACGTGCTGACCGCCGACGCGAACGGCCTGATCGAGTATCGCCGCACGTGCTGTCGCTACTGCTACGGCAAGGATCACCGGTTCCAGCGCACGGCCGGTGAGATGGAGCGCGCGAAGATCGAGCACCGCGCCTTCGTGCTGAAGTGCAAGCAGGAGGGCGTCAAGCTGACCGTCGCCGAGCAGACGTTCGACGAGCAAGGCGGCATCGGCTACGACCCGCGCAAGCCGCCCGTCGACGATTGCCCGGAGTGCTTCGGCGAGGGCTACGGCGACGTGTTCGTGAAGGACACGCGCAACCTGTCGCCGGAGCTGCGCAGCCTGTACGCCGGCGTGAAGCGCACGAAGGAAGGCATCGAGGTCAAGATGCACGACAAGCAGGGGTTCGTGCAGCTCCTCATGCGCCACGCGGGCATGCTCAACGACAAGCTGAAGCTGCAAGGCGACCCGGAGAATCCGATCGCGCTGCTGCTGAAGCAGGTGCAGGGCTCGGCGCTGAAGCCGACCGCGCAGCCCGATGACGACGAAGAATAAAATTACTTTGTAATTTCTCCGGGATGGTTCTATAATCGAACCGTGCGTTAAGGAAACGCGACCACCAAGGAGAAAGGACATGAACCGCACCGAGTATCGCAGCGCCCGCCGACTGATCCGCGACAACGGCCGCTTCGCGCTGCGCTGGCTGCCGGCCGAGCAGCGCGACGCGATGGACCGCATCATCACCGAGCGCGACAGCACCGACCCGCTCGCCGAGCGCGCCGACATCATCGCCTACTGCGCGCGCGAGGGCATCGCGTGCAACGTCCGCCACACCGCGCCGCGCCGCGCGCTCGACGAGTACATCGTCGGCGGCGCGGTACTGACCCGCGACGAGTATCTGGCGCAGACCGCGCGCGAGTACGACGGCCGCGAGACGCACTGACCAACCCAGCCAGCTACGGCGGGCACTCACCACCTACCACGACCATGAAACAGCTCTACACCAAGGCCGGCCTGCGGATCGTCGGCACGAAGGAAGTCATCAACGCCACGGCGCTCGTGTCCGGGTTCGACGACCACGGCCAGCCGATCTACGCCGGCAGCACGGACCTCGATTGGGACAGCCAGCTCTCGGAAACCGACGAAAAGGGCAACTACATCCTGATCGACGAGGACGGCGAGGAGCATTCGCCCGACGAGTGCGAGCTGCGCGACGCCTGACCACCCCGCCCGCCCCGCGCGGGCACCCACCCCAAGGAGAAAGGAGATGGAACTGAAAGACGCCTTCAACGGCGACAACGCGGCGCTGATCCGCAGCATCAAGGCGCTGTTGGAGCTGGACGCGGCCGGCGTGCTTCGGACGCACGGCATCGGAGAGCACGCGCGCAGCCTGCTCGCGGCAGCCGCAGAGCAGCTCGAGACGGCAGCGGGCGAGCACGATGAACTGGTCAAGCTCCGCGCCGCCACGTTCATGCCGCCGCCCGCGCAGGATGGCCTCATCATCACGCGTGCCGAGCACACTACCGACGACGCGAAGGGCTATCAGCACTACCACGTCGAGCTCAACGGTCGCGACGGAGGCCGGTTGCCGCACTTCTACGCCCTGCGCGTCGTCAAGACGCTCAACGCGGGCAGCCTGGACGCACGCACGGCCGATCACTTCGCCGCGATCGAGCGCCGCCTGCTCGCCGGCAACCCGGTGGAGGCATGATGGACACGACCAAGACCGGCGGGCCGGCGTTCCCGATCGCGGACCCGTTCGCATTGCGCCCGCGCGACGAGACGGAGCTGGAGCGCATCGCGTCCGGCATGTCGCTCCGCGACTACTTCGCGGCGAAGGCGCTCGCTGGCTGGATCGCCTCGACTGAACCGCAGCGCAATCCGGTTGAGGTCGCTGACAGGATCGCGGCCGGCTGCTACGCGCTCGCCGACGCCATGCTCCGCGCGAGGGAGGCGTGATGCTGCACATCGACCACTCCCTGACGCTTCGCGGCAACAGGACGCCGACGCAGAGCGCATGCGACTGGAACGACGAGTTCGCCCGCGACGCGGGCTACTGCATCGACGCGCCGCTGTTCCTTCCCGGAGGCTCGACGCTTCGCTTCGACCCGGAGAAGGACGACCTGTTCTCGCCCTTCGCCGCGACGAGCATCGCGCATCGCTGATCGATTACATTGTTATTGAAAGTTATCCACAACCCCGGCCAAAGGCCGGACTTATCCACAAGGAGCAAAGAGCATGAAGCGAATTCTTTCCGCTGCCGCATCCCTTGCGCGGCGAGCGCTTCCGTACGTTGCGCCGTCTCTGTCGGCCTACACTGAGTGCCCCCGCGCGGCGCCCCCGAAGAACCGCATCTCGGTCGCGCAGGGCAAGCGCGCAGCCGCGAAGGCGCGCAACGTGAAGCGCCACAAGGCGGCGATGCGGCGGGCAGCATGAGCCGCGTGATCGAGCCGTCCGACGACTGGCGCACGCGCGGCCTGGACGAATGGCTGGGCGAGGTTCGCCCGCTGACGCCCGAGGAGCTGCGCCAGCAGGAAGAAGCGCGGGAGGACCGCGTAGACTGACCACATGCCCGCCTCGCGCGGGCGCAGGAGATCGCCGTGAAAACCGAGTTGAAGCTGCTGCACGTCATCATTCCGCTGCTGACCGCGTACCTCGAATACACCTGCGTGAATCCGTGGATGCCGCCCGAGCGGCGGATTTGGGTCTACCGGCGCACGGTCGACCACGCGGCGATCACCCTGCTTTGACCAACCTGCCCGCCTCGCGCGGGCTTTTTCGCTCACGGGCGCGCGGGCGCCGAGCAGATTCTTGCGATGCGCCGCGCTGCCGAGAGAAATGATCTTGCTGAGAATGAGGAGAAAGGAGTGAAACTGTTCGCACTGATCGGCATGGCTGCCGTGTTCATCCACCTTGCCGCCGCGTTCGGCCTGATCGACGTGCGCCTGTGCATCGGCGCGGTCGGCACCTGCAACCCGGTCGACGCCAAGCCGGCGGCGCAGAAGCCCGCGAAGGTGACGGTATGACGGTCTACGTCGACGACATGTACCTGTACCCGATCGGCGAGTACAAGGCGCCGTTCTCCGGCCGCACCATGAAGATGTCGCACATGATCGCGGACACGCATGAGGAGCTGGTCGAGATGGCACGCGCCATCGGCCTGAACCCGCGCCATATCCAGAAGCGCGACACGCACGGCGAGCACTTCGACATCTGCCTGAGCTATCGCAAGCGGGCGATCGCGGCCGGCGCCGTGCAGATCACCATGCGCCAGTGCTCGGCGATGTGCATCCGCCGGCGCGTCGCAGGCGAGCTCGGCCAGCCGGAGGACGCCGAGGCATGGCGTGAGGCGCATGCTGCCATGCGCCGTGCCGCCGCATAGCCCCCACCCGAATCGGTAAGTTCCCAGCAACCCCGAATCAGCTAGTCTCGCCGCCCGTTGGGGAGAGACTAGCAATGAAAAACGGTGCGGTTCGGCGGCTACAGTCGGATGCCAAGGCGACTATGGCCTGTCAGGACAATTTGGCGTTCATGCGTCCGCTCAAGAGCGGCTCGATGCAGCTCGTCGTGACGTCGCCACCCTACAACATCGGCAAGAGGTACGAAAAGCGGTCGCCGCTGGACGCCTACGTGCAGGCCCAGGCGCAGGTCATCTCCGAGTGCGTGCGGCTTCTCAGCCCGCACGGCTCGCTCTGCTGGCAGGTCGGCAATCACGTGCAGAAAGGCGAGATATTCCCGCTCGACACCGTGCTCTATCCGGTCTTTCGCGAGCACGGCCTGAAGCTACGGAATCGCGTGGTGTGGCATTTCGAGCACGGCCTGCACTGTTCGAACCGCCTGTCCGGCCGCTACGAGACGATCCTCTGGTTCACCAAGACCGACGACTACGTTTTCAACCTCGACCCGATCCGGGTGCCATCGAAATACCCCGGAAAGAAATACTTCAAAGGGCCGAAGGCTGGTCAGCTCTCCTGCAATCCGCTGGGAAAAAACCCAGGCGACGTGTGGATTTTCCCCAACGTCAAGAACAACCACGTCGAAAAGACCGACCATCCATGCCAGTTCCCGGTCGAGCTGGTCGAGCGGTTGGTGCTGTCGCTGACCGAGCCCGGTGACGCGGTGCTCGACCCGTACATGGGCGTGGGCTCGTCGGTCGTCGCTGCCCTCAAGCACGACCGCCTCGGGTACGGCTGCGACGTCGTGAAGGAGTACGTCGATGCCGCCTGGGAGCGCGTGCACCGGCTTCGCGCCGGCACACTCCAGACGCGCCCCATGCACAAGCCCGTCTATGACCCGACGCAGCCCTATGGTGGGCACCGCAGGGTTGGCCGCCGGCCAGAGCGCGGCAGCGCTCCGGAGCTCGCGCTGCTCTCACCCCAGCGGGATTGAGGTCGTGCGGATCGTCGAGCACTACTCGCATCTCAACGGCCTCGAGTTCCTGCTGGTGCACAAGCCGAAGCTCTGGAAAGAGATTCAGGAGGTCATCAAGAACGTCGACGCGACAAAGTTGCGGACAAAGCAGTCGAAAGAAACGCGGTCGATGGGCGAAATGCTCTATTCGCCCCGAGCGATGAACAAGGCGATCGACGAGGGCTTCGCGCGGCATAAGTGGGGCGAGCGGCGCATCTCGTATTGGGTCACGTCCGACGCCCGCCTGATCCGCAAGACTCTGTTCATGGGACCGGATCAGCAAAAGGCCGAGATCGAAGGCGCCGGAAAGAAGCCGCTGGCGTCCTACAACCAGACCGATTTCGTGAAGGAGCGCGTCGCCGTCGAGGTGCAGTTCGGCAAGTACGCCTTCGTCGCCTACGACCTGTTCGTGAAGCATCTGGCGTTCTACGTCGGCGACGTGATCGACGTCGGCGTGGAAATCCTGCCGATGAAGGAGCTCCAGCAGCAGATGTCATCGGGCGTCGGCTACTACGAGGGCGAGCTGTACAACCTGATCCGCGAAGGCCGCGGCGTGCCGGCCGTGCCACTCATCGTGATCGGGATCGCTCCGTAACCTGCCCCCAATCCTCTGTCGCCTCGCGGTTCACTGCGAGGCTCAGGGGATTCTTTGTTTTCCGCCAGTCGTCGGACGGCCCCGAGCGGTACGTCGAGCCGCGTCGCTTCGACACGACGCCCTCGGCGCCCAGCGCGCAGGCATGCCGGAAGATGGTCGGGCCGTCCCCGATCAGGTGCTCGTTGAACCGGATGCCGTGCGGCGCGCGCGCAAGCAGCCGCTTCAGGCGGTCCTTGCGCTCCTCCAGCTCGACGCGGCGCAGGTCCGTGCCATCCAGTTCCATCAGGTCGAACGCGTACAGGAGCGCCTCGCCGTCGTGCCGGCGCGAGCGCAGCAGCTCGAACACGGCCAGCCCGTCGCCATCGCAGCAGACGACCTCGCCATCGAGGACGAACGACCGGGCGCGCAGCGCGGCGGCGCACGCGAGGATCTGTGGATACCGCTTCGACCAGTCGTGCCCGTTGCGCGTCAGCAGCCGCACGCGCTCGGCATCGCGGGCGACCTGAAGGCGGAACCCATCGTGCTTGAGCTCGTGCAGCCAGTCGGGCCCGGCCGGCGGTGCGCTGGCGGGTTTCGGCTGGCAGGGGATAATGAAGCCCGAAGTACGCCGGGCGGAACGCTGGAGCATGCCAGCGAGATAGTGACGCGGACGCGCTGATGCCAGTGGCGCCCGCCGGGCGCTGGCCGGGCTCTTCTCAGTGCTGTACAGTGCGACACAACACCGTATAGCACTGCCGCCGATGACCACCGCATCAACCCTCGAACACGACGACGCGCCGCTCACCGAGGAGGAGCTGGCGCGCTGCCTGTCCGACCCTATGTGGCGCATCTGCTCGGGGCGCCTGTACAAGATCATCATCAAGGGCGACGACCAGGACGACGACGACGGGCTCGTGCTGCCCTTCCGGCCGAACCGCGCGCAGCGCCGGCTCCTGCGCCGCCTCTGGCACCGCAACGTCATCCTGAAGGCCCGCCAGCTCGGCTTTACCACGCTCATCTGCATCATCTGGCTCGACCACGCGCTGTTCAACGCCAACAGCCGGTGCGGCATCATCGCGCAGGACCGCGAGACGGCCGAGGCGATCTTTCGCGACAAGGTGAAGTTCGCCTACGACAACCTGCCCGAGGCGCTGCGCGAGGCGATGCCGCTCGCCAACTGCACGAAGTCTGAGATGTTGTTCGGCCACAACAACAGCAGCATCCGCGTCGCGACGTCCGTGCGCGGCGGCACGATCCACCGCCTGCACATCTCCGAGTTCGGAAAGATCTGTGCGAAGTACCCGGACAAGGCCAAGGAGGTCGTGACCGGCTCCATCCCGGCCGTGCCGAAGTCGGGCATTCTGGTCATCGAGTCGACGGCCGAGGGCCGCGAGGGCGAGTTCTACGAGATCACGAAGCGGGCCGAGGCGCTCGACCAGCAGAAGGACCGGCCGCTGTCGCCGCGCGACTACCGGTTCCACTTTTATCCGTGGTTCGAGGAGCCGAACTACCGCATGGACCCCGCCGGCGTCGTCGTGACCGAGAAGGACGCCGAGTATTTCACGCAGGTCGAGGCGCGCATGGGCGTGACGCTCGATGCCGAGCAGCGTGCTTGGTACGTCGCCACGCGCGACGCAGACTTTTCCGGCAGCGAGGAGCGTATGTGGCAGGAATACCCGTCCACCCCTGAAGAACCGTTCATGGTGTCGACCGAGGGCACCTACTACGCGCAGCAGCTCGCCGCGGCGCGCAAGCAAGGCCGCATCAAGCCGTCCCTGCCCGTGCTGTTCAACGTGCCGTGCTTCACGTTCTGGGACATCGGCAACAGCGACGGCACGGCGATCTGGGTGTTCCAGCGCATCGAGCACGAGTGGCGCTGCATCCGATTCAAGGAGGGCTGGGGCGAGCCGTACAGCTTCTACGTGAAGTGGCTCCAGGAGCTCGGCCTCGTGTGGGACACGATGTTCCTGCCGCACGACGCCGACCACGTGCGTCAGGGTCAGACGACCAACAAGAGCCCGAAGCAGATGCTCGAGGAGCTGATGCCGGGCGTGCGCTTCGAGGTCGTGCCGCGCATCGAGGACGTGAATTGGGGCATCCAGCAGACGCGCGACGTGTTCCCGCTGATCTGGTTCGACGAGACGGAATGCAAGGACGGTATCATCCACGTCGAGAGCTACCGCCGGAAGTGGAACGAGCGTCAGCAGACGTGGGGCAGCGAGCCGGACAAGACCGGCGGCCACTCCGAAGCGGCCGACGCGCTGCGCCAGTTCGCGCAGGCGTACACCGGCGGCCTCATCAACGTGCGCAAGCCCGCATCGAAGAAGCGCCGACAGGGTAGCTGGCGCGTAGCCTAACCAACCGAAGGAGAGAGCATGACCATCGAAGCAGCCCGCCCCGCCATCGACCTCACGCGCTACGCGTTCGTGCGCGAGCTCGGCGACATCCGCCTCTACGGCACCTGGTTCTACGACGCGGAGCTGGACGACGACGAGCCGTGTCTGGTACTGGTGCCGGCATTCCGGTCGCACGGTGTCGTGCCGTGCTGTGTAGCACTGTCGGCCGCTTTCCGATACACTGATCCGCGCCATCTGGCGGCGGTTTCGCTGCAATTCGCGAAGGACTTGGGGTTCGACGGCAACATCATGAGCGCGGCACACAAGATCGGCGGCATCATCCACGACCACCTGCTCGACCTCATCAAGATGCCGGAGAACCCGACCGAGGCAGTCGTCGGCGCAACGGCGAACGTGGACTTCGGCAACGGGCGCAAGCGCACGGTCGAGATTCTGGACCATGTACCCGTCAAGCAAGCCTGACATCGCCAAGCGCGCCGAGTGCGCCGCCGCCGTGGTGATCCTCGTGATCGTCGCGGCGGTCTTTCTCGTCCGCTGGGCGGCATTCACGGCCCTTTACGCACTGCGCGACGCGCGCGATCGGAGTGACACTTGTTCAACCTGAATGACAGCGACAGCACGCAGCTCGTGCCGGCGCGCACCGACGAGCGCGATCCGAGCCCCGGCGAGCAAGCGCCGGCCCAGCCCGCCGACGAGCTCGACAGCGAGAAAGCGGTCGAGCTGCACGGGCGCCTCCTCTCCTACTACCGGCAAGAGCTTTCGCGACAGGAACCTAATCGGGCCGAGATGGCAACCGATGAGGACTACTATGACAATATCCAGTGGACGCAGGACGAGATCGAGGAGCTGAAGGAGCGCGGACAGGCGCCGACCGTCTACAACGTCATCGCGCAGAGCGTGAACTGGATCATCGGCAGCGAGAAGCGCGGCCGATCCGACTTCAAGGTGCTGCCGCGCCGGAAGGATGGCGGCAAGGCCGCCGAGCGCAAGACCGCCCTGCTCAAGTACCTGTCGGACGTGAACCACCTGCCCTTCGAGCGCTCGATGGCGTTCGAGGATGCCGTGAAGGCCGGCATCGGCTGGCTGGAATCGCAGGTGCAGGACGAGAACGACGGCGAGCCGCTGTATGCCGGCGCCGAAAGCTGGCGCAACATCCTCTGGGACAGCACCTACCGGCGCCTCGACATGGACGACTGCCGGTACATCTTCCGCGTGAAGTGGGTCGACCTCGACGTTGCGGTCGCCATCTTCCCGAACCGCCGGGCGCAGCTCGAGGCGGCGGCCGTCGACAACTACGAGACGTGGGGCGCGGACGACATCGACGGCGACGACGCGATGGATTCGAGCGAGTACGAGCGCTCGATGAACAACGTCGCGGCGGGCGCCGTGACCTACGCGCGCAAGCGCGTGCGCATGATCGAGGCATGGTTCCGCATGCCCGTGCGCGTGCAGCGCCTGCGCGGGCCGCGCTCCGACTTCCGCGGCGAAATCTACGATCCGAACGACGAGCGGCATCAGGCCGAGATCGCGTCCGGCCGCGCCGTGCTCGCCGTGTCGCCGATGATGCGCATGCACTGCGCGATCATGACCACGCGTGACCTGATCTGGGCGGGCCCGAGCCCCTACCGGCATAACCGCTACCCGTTCACGCCGATCTGGGGCTTCCGCCGCGCGCGCGACGGCATGCCCTACGGCGTGATCCGCTTCATGCGCGGCATGCAGGACGACGTGAACAAGCGCCTGTCGAAGGCGCTCTACATCCTGTCGACCAACAAGGTCATCATGGACGAGGGCGCGGTCGACGACATCGAGGAGTTCCGGCGCGAGGCGGCGCGGCCGGACGCCGTGATCCAGAAGAAGCAGGGCAAGCAGCTCGAGCTCAACGTCGACCGCGACCTCGCGCCAGCGCATCTGGAGCTGGCGTCGCGCTCGATGCAGATGATTCAGCAGGTCGGCGGCGTCACGGACGAGCTGCTGGGCCGGTCGACGAACGCGGTGTCGGGCGTCGCGATCCAGGCACGGCAGGAACAGGGCAGCGTCGCGACGAACAAGCTGTTCGACAACCTGCGCCTCGCCTTCCAGCAGCACGGCGAGAAGGAACTGAGCCTCATCGAGCAGTACATGACCGAGGAGAAGCAGTTCCGCATCACGAACAGCCGCGGCAACCCGGAATACGTGACGATCAACAGCGGCCTGCCCGAGGACGACATCACGCGCACGAAAGCCGACTTCATCATCGATGAAGCCGAGTGGCGCGCGACCATGCGTCAGGCGGCCGTCGCCGAGCTGTTGGAGCTGATCGGCAAGATGCCGCCGCAGATCGCGATCGCCATGCTCGACCTGCTGGTCGAAAACATGGACATCCCGAACCGCGACGAGCTCGTGAAGCGCATCCGCGCGATCAACGGCCAGAAAGACCCGGACCAGGACGAACCGACGCCCGAGGAAATCCAGCGCGAGCAGGCGCAGCAGCAGGAACAGCAGTATCAGGATGCTATGGCGCTCGCCGCGCTGCGCGAGGCAGAGGCGAAGGCCGCACGCGCCGAGGCGGAAGCGATCAAGACCCGCGCATCTGCGCAGCACATCCAGAAGCAGACCGTGCGCGAAGGCGTTGGCGCCATCAAGGACGCAACCGACGCAGCCACGGCGATCGCTTTTATGCCAGAATTGGCATCGTTGTCGGACGGCATTCTGAGGGAATCCGGTTGGGATGACCCGAACACGCCGCAACCGGCAGCAGCAGCGAGCGGCACGCCGCCCGCGTCGGCGCAGCCCGCCCAACCCGCGAATCCTGCGCAACCGCCCGCACCGGGCCAAGCAGCATCCGAAGCGCAGCCGGCGCTCCCGGCTAACCCGCCTCAACCGCCCGGCCCTGTCTTGCCGGACGGCGCGGCACCCCAGCAACCCCTGCAACAGTGAGGATCGAATGAGCGGCGAACACAGCGAAGAACTTTTGAGCGGCCTGACCGACGAGGAGCGTGCGGCGCTTCAGGAGGACGACGGCGCGGACGATAAGACCACGCTCGGCGACAGCCTGCGCGGGAACGAAGGTGCCAATTCTGGCACCAACGACGACGACGACGACGCGAACAAGGGCGGCGACGACGGCAAGGGCGGCAAGACGGACGACGCGGCCACGACGGGCAAGACCGACGACGCCGCTGCCGCTGCTGCTGCCGGCGCCGACGACGCGGCTGGCAAGAAGGGCGAAGGCGAAGGCAACGACGATGCGGCGGCCGACACGGGCGCGAAGCCGATCGTGCCGCTGCTCGTCGCCGACGCACCGGCCGATGCCGACGCGAAGCTGAAGGAGATCGGCGACAAGAAGGCCGAGCTCGTCGAGCAGTTCGACAACGGCGACATCACGGCCAAGGAGTACCAGACCCAGCTCGACGCGCTCGGCCGGCAGGAGCGTGAGCTGGAGCGCGCGATCGACAAGGCCAAGATCGCGACCGAGATGAAGCAGCAGCAGGAGATGAACGCGTGGCTCGGCGAGGTCAACGACTTCACGCACAAGGATCACCCCGAGTACAGCAAGAGCCGCGTGCGCTGGACCGCGCTCGACACGTTCGTGAAGGAGATTGCCGCGAAGCCCGAGAACGCCGGCCTGTCGGGCAAGCAGATTCTCGCGAAGGCGCACGAGATGGTCGTCGCGGACCTCGGCGATGCGCCGGCGCCGCGCGCGGACGCCGGCGGGAAGAAGGACGAGAAGGACGGCAAGCCGCTGAAGGGCTCGAAGATCGAGCCGCCGCCTACCCTCGCCAAGGTGCCGGCGGCCGAGAATCAGGACGTGGAGGGCGGACGCTGGGCTGCGCTCGATCGCCTTGCCGAAACCGACCCGCTCGAGCTCGAGGAGAAGCTGATGAAGATGTCGGCTGACGATCGGGACGCCTACCTCGCCGCGCGCGCCGCGTAAGGAGCCATCATGGGGAACTACACTTTCAGCATCACGGCCGCATCGAAAGCGGACGCAAAGACCGCAATCGCGGCCGAGTTCGACCGGAAGGTCGGCGCCGATCCGCTCGTCTCGCGGGCCCGCGCAGCCGTGGTCGCGAACGCGGGCGCGGTCATCGACCTGCTTGGCGACGACGACAATGCCGACGTCACCGTGCAGTGCTCGGTGTTCAACTACGCGGCGGATGACGGCGAAGGCGGCCAGATCGCGCGCTCGGGCGGTGTGAGTGCGTTCGCCAATCATGTCGCGCGGCCGGTCGTCGTGCTGACCGAAGCCGACTCGCTGGCCGACCTGAACGGCACGCCGCGGCCGGACAATCCGACCGTCTAACCAACAGGGGACCGCATGCTGAAGCTGGACATCAAACCGGGCGAGAGCGTGAAGATCGGCGACATCGCCGTGATTACGCTCGAGGACAAGTCAGGCAAGGTCGCCCGGCTGTCCATCCAGGCGGACAAGTCGGTCCCCATCACGCGCACCGCTCCATCCACGGCAGCGCAGATCGCGGCGAAGGTCGGCCTGTCGGCCGACGCCGCGTAGTCACCAGACCCCGAAGCCGCGCAACGCGGCGAAGATCAGGATCGCAACCATTCCGAATAGGGCAAGTCGCACGTGCACGGTTGGCTTCATGGCTGGTTGCCTTTTCTAACCACCTGTTCGATAATCGGGCCAACTGCGGCGCAGGAGGTGCCAAGGTGATCGTTCAACAACTTTCATCGAGGCCCTACTATGCCGCAAACCGTCATCCCCTTCGGCGATCCGAAAGCCGTCAAGCGTTGGTCTGCCGACCTCGCGGTCGACGTCCGCAAGAAGTCGTATTTCGAACAGCGCTTCATCGGCACGTCCGAGAACAGCGTCATCCAGCGTAAGACCGAGCTGGAATCCGACGCCGGCGACACCATCTCGTTCGACCTCTCCGTCCACCTGCGCGGCAAGCCGACCTACGGCGATAACCGCACGGAAGGCACGGAAGAAAACCTGCGCTTCTATACCGATCAGGTGAAGATCGACCAAGTGCGTCACCCGGTTTCGGCCGGCGGTCGCATGTCGCGCAAGCGCACGATCCACAACATCCGCCGCATCGCTCGCGATCGCCTCGGCGACTACTTCTACAAGTTCACGGACGAGCTGCTGTTCATCTACCTGTCGGGCGCTCGCGGCATCAACCTGGACTTCGTGGAAACGCCGGACTTCAAGGGCTTCGCCGGCAACCCGCTGGAAGCCCCGGACGTCGACCACCTGCTGTACGGCGGCGCCGCGACGAGCAAGCCGAGCCTGACCGCCAACGACATCATGGACCCGATGGTGATCGAGAAGGCGGTCGAAAAGGCGTCGATGATGCAGGCCGAGAACCCGGAAGTCGCCAACATGGTGCCGGTCAGCATCGACGGCGACGACCACTACGTCTGCGTCATGTCGGAGTATCAGGCGACCGACATGCGCACGGCGACGGGCGGGCGCTGGATCGACTTCCAGAAGGCAGCGGCGGCGGCCGAAGGTCGGAACAACCCGATCTTCAAGGGCGGCCTCGGCATGATCAACAACGTCGTGCTGCACAAGCACCGCAACGTGATCCGCTTCAACGATTACGGCGCGGGCGCCAACGTCGAGGCGGCGCGTGCGCTGTTCATGGGCCGTCAGGCTGGCGTGATCGCCTACGGCACCGCGAACGGCCTGCGCTTCGATTGGGAAGAAACGGTGAAGGACTACGGGAACGAACCCGCCATCTGCGCAGGCTTCATCGCCGGCATGAAGAAGGCTCGTTTCAACAACAAGGACTTCGGCGTCATCTCGATCGACACCGCGGCGAAGAAGCACAGCTAATCGCTGGCCGGCACGGGCCGCCTTCGGGCGGCTCACCCTTACCACCCTGACTGAACGAGGTATCCATCATGTCTCTGCTGCAAAGCCTTTGGGCGACCGGCCAGCGCAACACGCCGTATGGCGACTGCGCGGGCGATGAAGTCGTGCAGGTGTTCGAGTTCACGATGCCGGCGACCGCGCCGGCCGCGGGCGACATCATCGAACTCGCCGTCCTCCCGGCGACGCACACGCCGACCGACGCGATTCTCGTGTCGGATGCGCTCGACACGCTCGCTGTCGACGTCGGCATCATGTCCGGCGAGGTCGGCGACAAGGACGCGGCGCGCACGTGCGGCAAGGAAATTTTCGCCGCTCAGGCCGTCGACGGCACCGTCGTGCGCACGACGCTCGCGTCCGCCTTCACGATCCCGCCGACCGACAATCACCGCTCGATCGGCGCGAAGGTGACGACCGCACCGGGCGCCTCGGTCGCGGGCAAGAAGCTGCGCCTGCTGCTGAAGTACGTGCCGGCGTAAGTCGGCGTCCCACGCCGGGGGCTTCGGCCCCCGGACTGCCTTTGAGGAGAGGAGTTCATGAAGATCGAATGTATCTTGCATCGCAAGGGCGGCACCTTCGTTGAGATGCCGGGCAAGACCTACCATTTCGCGCCGACGCCGGACGATGAACGCCATCTCGCCGACGTCGACAACGATGCGCACATCGAGCGTTTCCTGTCGATCCGCGAGGCATACCGCATCGCGCGCACGCCGGGCGCGGAAGCCGTCGAGACGGACGCGACCGCACTGCTGCGCGGCACCGTGCCGCCGATCGATAGCCCGCCGGCCGTGACCGTCGACCCGAGCCAGCTCAAGGTCGCGGGCGCCACGTTCCCGCCGTCGTTCAACATCAACGGCAAGACCTACTCGCTCACCGACGTCACGCTGCGCGCGTTTCAGGATTCCGGCCTGACGGTCGAGGACTGGAACGGCCTGGACGACGAGCACCGCGCGACCAAGACGGAAATCGTGCTCGACGCGCTCGAGGACGGCGAGATCACGATGGAGCCGAGCGCACCGATCGAGGCGCCGACGCCGGGCCCGGTCGACGAGCGCGCCGCGCTGGTCGCCGCGTACACCGCGAAGTTCGGCCATAAGCCGGCGGCGAACATCAAGATCGAGACGCTGAAGGCGAAGCTCGCCGAGGCTGCCGAGTAACGCCATGCCGATCGCTGCCGCCGACCTGATCGCACGCGCCGGGGAAATCCTCCAGGACGAGGATCACATCCGCTGGGAAGTGCCCGAGCTGCTGCGTTGGATCAACGACGCCGCGCGCGAGACGATCGTGCGTCGGCCGGCGGCGCGGTCGGTCGCGACGGTGCTGCCGCTCGCGGCGGGCACGCGGCAGGAGATTCCGGCGCGCGGCGTCGAGCTGCTGGACGTCGTGCGCAACATCGGCGCGGACGGCACGACGCCCGGCCGCATCGTGCGCCGCGTCGATCGGCACCTGCTCGACGACCAGAACCCGGATTGGCACGCGGCGCGGCCGAAAAACGTGGTGAAGCACTTCACGTTCGACGAGCGCGCACCGCGCATCTTCTACGTCTACCCGCCGGCGGTCGCCGGCACGAAGGTCGAAACGCTCCATTCGGAGCTGCCGCCCGACGTCAAGGAGGACACCGACTCGCTCGACATGGGCGCCGAGTACGTGAACGTGCTCGTCTCGTACATCTGCTACCGCGCGCTGTCGAAGGACAGCGAGTTCGCGAACGGCACGGTCGCCGCCCTGCACTATCAGGCGTTCGTCGACGCGGTGTCGGACAACAACCAGCAGACCACCGCTAACTCGCCGAACGCGAACCACGTATGACCGACCTCGACGACTTCCTCACGAAGGTTCTGCCGTTCGCTCCGGGCTGCCCGGAGCCGACTGCGTTTGAGCACATCCGCGCGGCGGCGCGCGACTTCTGCGAGACGACCCGGCTGTGGCGTTTCGACGACACGTTCGAGCTCGGCGACGATCCGAACGTGATGTGCACGCCGCAGGATGCCGTGATCCACGAGATTGAGCGGTGCGACTTCAACGGCAAGAAGCTCGACCCCGCTTCGCTCGACTGGCTCGACGACCGCTATCCCGACTGGCGTTCGGAAACCCAGCTCTGGACCGGTCAGCCGCAATTCTTCACGCAGGTGTGCCCGGACACGGTTCGCGTCGTGCCCGCGCCGCTCGAGCAAGGATCTGTGAAGGTCTGGTTGCGCCTGAAGCCGTCCGAGGACTGCGAGCAGCTTCCTGACTTCCTGTTCCGCGAGCACGGCACGCTCATCTCGTGGGGCGCGCTCGGCAGCATCCTGATGCTTCCGAACCAGACGTTCTCCAACCCGAACCAAGCCGTGTTCTTTCAGGGAAAATTCGACAACGCCCTCGGGCGGAAATCGAAGCTCCAGGCAGCCGGGCAGCAGCGCGCGCCCGTTCGTACCAAGGCGACTTTCTTCTAAGGAGGCATCATGTCCGCCGCATCCGACTACACCGAAAATAACGTCATCAACGCGCTGCTGCGCGGGACGGCATTTCCGCTGCCGAACAAGACGTTTCTGTCGCTGCACACTGCCAATCCGGGCGAGACGGGCGGCAATGAAGTCTCGACGAGCGTATGGCCGTCCTACGTCCGCAAGGATGCCGAGGTCGGCGGCGCGATCGGCTCGGGCTGGGCGCCGCCGAACAACGGCACGACCACGAACGCGAAGCAGGTGCTCTACCCGTCGCACAACGGCACGTCGGCGGTCACGATCACGCACTTTGCGATCTACGACGCTGTAACCGGCGGCAACATGCTCTGCTACGCCGCGCTCAACACGCCGCGCACGCTCCAGCCCGGCGACGTGTTCGTGTTCGACGTCGGTTCGCTGACCGTCCAGATGCTCTAAGCGCATGAACCTCTACGCGCTCAACGAAACCCCGATCAACGGGTGGGCCACGCAGCAGGGCTTCGGCCAAGCTGCGATGTCGCTCGCCGGATCGGGCGTGAGCGCGAATGTGGCTCTCGGCGGCGGGTTTCCGTCGCTTATTCTTCAGTCGAGCGGCAACGGGACGCGGCGCGCGATGGGCGGCGGCTTCCCGTCGCTCGTGCTTCAGGTGGCCGGTGACGGCACGCGGCGCGTTCCCGCGGACGGCATTGCCGTGCTCGAGCTGGGCGGCGATGGCGACGGCAAGATCGCGAAGGGCACTGGCGGCCACGCGACGATGATGCTGACGTGGCCTTACGGTCAGGGCGGCATCATCGCGCACGCTGGCGGCGCCGCGACGCTCGAGCTAAATGCGACGGCTGAAGGCCGCGCGGCGGCAGGGCGGCACGGCTTCGCGGACACGTACATGATGCTGTTCGCCGATGGGCGGGCCCGGAACGTCCAGCCTGTCAAAGGCGGCGCCCTCGCCGAAATGTGGCTGTACCCGCGCGGCGTGCCGCATCTGGTCACGCAGAACGGCGGCGAGATCGAGATGATGCTGCGCGCGGCCTCGCGCGAGCGCGTCGGCAATCACGTGCATGGCGATGGCGCGATCGTCATGGCGCTGGAGCTGCTGCGCGACGAGGCGCGGCAGTATCGGCTCGTCGAGGGCTCCGGCTCGCTCGCGATGGCGTTGGCCCTCGCCGCCCGCGACGCGCGCGTCGTCGTCGTGCCGTCGACCATCTACCCGGCGCCCCGTGCGCGCGGCATGCGCGTCGACCATGAAAACCGTGCGCTGCGCGTGCCCCGCCCGCAGCGCGAGCTCGATATCGCGGAGGCATAATGCTTGGCATCTTCATGAAGCGTCCGGTCGATCAGCTCGACTACGACATCGATTTTTCGCGCTGGCTCGCGGACGGCGACACGATCGCGAGCGCGACGGCCGCCGTGCAGCCGGCCGACAGCATGGTCAGCGCCGCGCAGGTCATCACCGAGCTGGAAACCGTCAAGGTGTGGCTCGTCGACGGCGTGAGCGGCAAGACCGCATCCATCATCGTGACCGCGACCACGGCCCAGCGCCGTGTGAAGCAGGTCGAGTTTCAGCTTCGAGTGCGCGACTGATATGAGCCTGAAACTGACCAACAACGCCGTGAGCAAGCTGGCGTCATCAGTTGCGGCAGACGCCACGACTGTCGCTGTTCTCCCCGGCGATGGCACGAAGTTTCCTGCGCTCGCCGCGGGCGACTGGTTCCCCGGCACGCTCATCAAGGTCGACGGCTCATCAGAGATCGTCAAGGTTACGGCGCGAGCTATCGACTCATTCACGGTCGTTCGCGCTCAGGAGGGTACGGCGGCCCTCGACTTCAACGCAGGTGATCGCTTCGAGCTCCGCATCACCGCTTTCGCCGCCCAGAACACCAGCGATATCGCGCCATCCCTGGCGAACCTGGATCGCACCGTCAATCTCCGCTCGCTGTACCAGATTTTCGACCTGCTCGAGCCGATCGGGACCGTGAAGTATTGGGACAGCGACGCGCCGCCCCCGCCCGGCTACTTCATCTGTAACGGCCAGAACGGCACGCCCGACTGGCGCGACCGCTTCATCGTCGTCGCAGGCGCCAGCTACGCGCGCGGCGCGACCGGCGGCGCGAACACCGTGACGCTCGCGCCCGAGCAGATGCCTGTCCACAATCACGGGCTGCACGATCCGGGCCACGCGCACGGCGTCGCCGATCCGGGCCACAATCACTACGTCAACGATCCGGGCCATGCGCACGGCTTCAAGGTCGTCGCATACAGCATTGACGGCGGCGGTTCGGGGCAACTCACCGGCGGCGGCTACCAGTCCCCGAACGATGGCGAATTCAACGGCGTCACGAACGGCAGCGGCACGGGCATCTGGCTCAATGGTTCGGGGACCGGCATCAGCATCTACGGCTCCGGCACCGGCATCTGGCTCGACAACGCGGGCGGCGGGCAGGCGCACGAGAACCGGCCGCCCTACGTCGCAATCCCGATCATCCGCAAGATGGTCACTGCTCTCAGCACTCTGGGGTAACTTATGGCACTGAAACTCGCGAACAACGCAGTCAGCAAGCTCGCCGGTGCGGTCGCGGCGAACGCGACGAGCATTGCGGTCACGCCCGGAGACGGCGCGAAGTATCCGACGCTTAGCGCCGGCGACTGGTTTCCGCTCACCGTGGTCAAGAGCGACGGTTCGCTCGAGGTCATGCGCTGCACGGCACGCACGACGGACACGCTGACTGTCTCACGTGCGCAGGAAGGCACGGCCGCGCTTGCGTTCGCAGCCGGCGATCGCGTCGAGCTGCGGTTCACCGCGGCGGCGGCAATGTCGTTCGCGTCGCTCACCGGCGCCCAATTTACTGGCGACGTGTCTGTCTACTCGCAGGCGAACGATACTGTCGGCGCGATCTCGGCGAGTTCGTACAGCGGCGGCCTGTCGATCGAGGCGTTCAACAGCGGCAATACGGCAAAGAAGAACATCGTTATCGCCGGCTGGGGCGGGCGCGTGCTCGTCGGCAATGGCGTTACTGACGACGGGGCCAGCAAGCTGCAAGTCAATGGGGACATCACGAACGCCAAGGGCTCGTTTTATTGCGCAAAAGATGGAGCCACTGTGCGCCGGCTGATCGGCTTGGAGGCTGGTTCCAGCCACGTCGACATTCAGAACTCGGCCGGGCAGCGTATCCGGTTTATCAATCAGGCGTACAACGCAGAGCTCGGCTGGATCGACAACGGCGGAAACTTCTGGACCGCTGGCAATATGAGCGCGTTTTCCGACCGTCGCGTGAAGTCGAACATCAAGCGGATCAAGGGCGCGATGGCGAAGGTGCGCGAGCTGGTCGGCGTGACGTTCACGCGGCGCCGCTCGAAGGACAAGAGCCGGCATATGGGATTCATCGCCCAGGACGTCGAGCCGATCGTGCCCGAGGTCGTGCGCACCGACGAGAAGGGCATGAAGTCGATCGCGTACCCGAACCTGACCGCGCTCCTCGCCGAAGCGCTGAAGGAGCTCGACGATCGCGTCGCGGCGCTGGAGTCCAACCAATGACCATCCCCACGTCTGGAGGGCTCGACCTCGCTCGCATCAAGTTCGAGCTCGCAATGGACGGGCTCAACCCGCCTGCCAACGACATCAACAACGGCTGGTTTCGCTTGCTGGCAAATCGCCAAGGCGATCGGCAGCCGATCGACTTCGGCGCGTTCCGCGGGCGCGGCTGCCGTTTCGACGGCTACGCGGGCGTCTACGATCCGACAGGCGGCGGGGGCGAGATGTGGCAATTCGACCCGCGCATGCCGTTCTTTAATGCCACGCTCGCCTCTGTCCAGATGGTGTTTCAGCGGCAGGCGCGGCGCTACGACGCGCTCATCGAAATGTGGGGCGATCCGGGATCGCGGGTGCCGATCTTCGTTCAAAATGGCACGACCGGTATCGCGTATCGGTTCACCTATTCGGGCGACGGCACCTACTACTACATGAACAACATCGACGCCAATTTCATGCGCTATGGTAGCGGCGACTGGTTCATGATCGTCCCGGATATGCGGTAAGATACGGGCGTGCCGCACCGGGATTCTCTCCTCTCTCCTTGCGCCCGCCGGCACCCATGATGACCAACCCCTCGCACATCGTCCGCTCATCACGCTGAAGCCTCCCGCTCAAGGCTTCCGTGTGGTTTCGACGATTGCGAGGGATTCATGGCTCTCAAGCTCTCCAACAATGCGGTCGGCATTCTCGCCGGCACGCTTGACCCCGACAGTACGATGCTCGCGCTGCAACCCGGACAGGGTGCCGCGTTTCCCGTTCTTTCCGCTGGCGACTGGTGCCCCGGAACACTGGTGCACTCGACGGGTGGTGTCGAGGTCGTGCGCGTGACCGCGCGCAGCAACGACAGCTTTACCATCGAGCGTGCGCAGGAAGGCACCGCGCCGCAGCAGTTCAACCCCGGCGACCGCTTCGAGCATCGGCTCACGGCGGGCGCGCTGATGTCGATCGTCGGCGACGTCGACGGCCTGTCGGCCGCGTTCGCGCGGATCAAGCCGCGCGTCGGCGACCTGAAAATGTGGTCGGGCGCTATCGCCGACATCGCGGCCGTGCATGGTCCGGGCTGGTATCTGGCAGACGGGCAGAACGGCACCATCGACCTGCGCGACAAGTTCATCGTCGCGGCGGGCGGCTCTTACGCACCGGGCAACACCGGCGGCGCCGCAACCGTCGCGCTGACCGCGGCGCAGATGCCGCAGCACAATCACGGCGTCAACGATCCCGGCCACGCGCACGGCGTGAGCGACCCGACGCACGCGCACAGTGTCTACGATCCGGGACACACGCACGGCCACAACACGGCGGCGCTGACGCCCTCGAGCACGGGCGGCGGTGCATTCCAGATCAACGGCTATGCCGGCGGCACGATCAACGCGGCAGCTACCGGGATCAGCATCTACGGCGCCGGCACGGGCATCAGCATTCAGGGCTCGGGAACGGGCATCAGCACGCAAAATGCCGGCAGCGGCGCCGCGCACGAAAACCGCCCGCCCTACTACGCCCTCGCCATCATCCAGTACGTGGGAGCCTGACTATGGCTCTCAAGCTCTCGAACAACGGCGTCGGGTTTCTGGCTGCCGCGCTGGCCGCCAACGGCGATACGATCGCGCTTCAGCCCGGACAAGGCGAGGCGTTCCCGGTCCTTGCCGCCGGCGACTGGTGCCCCGGCACGCTCGTCAACGCGGCCGGCCACGTCGAGATCGTGCGCGTCACGGCGCGCTCCGACGACACGTTCACGGTGCTGCGCGCGCAGGAAGGCACCCAGGCGCTTCCGTTCGTTCCGGGCGATCGCTTCGAGCACCGCCTGACCGCCGGCACGCTCACGGCGATGTTCAACGCCCTGACGGCGGCTATCAAGCAGATTCGGCCGCGCGTGGGTGACATCAAGGTGTGGCGTGGCGCGATCGCGGACATCGCGGCGGTGCACGGGCCCGGCTGGCAGCTCGCAGACGGCACGAACGGCACGACCGACCTACGCGACCGGTTCATCGTGGGCGCCGGCACATCGTATGCGCCGGGCACGACGGGCGGCGCCAATACGGTCGTGCTCGCCGCGACCCAGATGCCGGCGCACAATCACGCGGTATCCGATCCGGGCCATGCTCACGGGGTAAGCGATCCGAGCCACGCGCATAGCGTCTATGACCCCGGCCACGCCCACAACACGTACTCGAACTACTATAACCTTGGCGCTCAGGGCAGCGGAACGGTGACGCCGTACAACGGGAGTGGTCAGGTCGTGTCCGGCGGCGCCGTGCTCACCGGCTACACCGGCATCGGCATCTATGGCGCCTACACCGGCATCGCGATCCAAGGCGCTTACACCGGCGTCAGCACCCAGAACGCGGGCGGCGGGGCAGCGCACGAGAACCGGCCGCCGTATTACGCGCTGGCGTTCATCGAGTACACCGGGATTGGAGCGGCCGACCCTCTGGCATCTTGACAGGCTGACGCCCTTGGTGTCGCACTGTGCCGCACTGTACAATGCGGCAGACGCGTTCGCATCGAGGGGTTTGCATGACCATCATCAAGATCACCGGGTTCTCGGGAGAAATCCCGCGCCTTGTGCCGCGTCTGCTGCCCGACACCGCCGCGCAGAACGCGACCAATGCACGCCTGGAATCCGGCGGCCTCTCGCCCTACCGGAAACCGAAGTTCACCGCGCGGATCAGCGACATCCCGGCCGGCCAGATCAAGACCATCTACCGCGACGGCCCGACGTGGCTGGCGTGGGATAAGCCGGTCTACGTTGCGCCGGGCCCGGTCGCGACCGATCGCCTCTACATCTTCGGCGACGGGCCGCCCAAGATGAAGGTCGGCGCGATGACCTATCCCCTCGCCGTCCCGATGCCGAGCGCCGCGCTGAACGCCGCGACGAGCGGCACGGGCACGGGCGACGTGTTCACGCGCGTCTACGTCTACACCTTCGTGACCGGCTTCGGCGAGGAGTCGGAACCCTCGCCCATCTCCAATCAGGTGAACTGGCAGGCCGGACAGACCGTCACCCTCTCCGGCTTTCAGGCGCCGCCGGCCGGCCGCAACATCACGAAGCAGCGCATCTACCGCTCGCAAACGAGCCTGTCGGGCACGGATCTCTATTTCATCGCCGAACGTGACGCATCTGCGGCTAACTTCGTCGATAATGTGCCATTGACCCAGCAAAACGAGCCGCTTCCGTCGCTGGAGTGGAACGCGCCGCCCGACGACCTGACCGGCCTTATCTCGCTGCCGAACGGCATGATGGCCGCGTTCCGCGGCAAGGAGCTCTGGCTCTGCGAGCCGTGGCGCCCGCACGCGTGGCCCGAAAAGTACGTGCTGACGATGGATTACAACATCGTCGCGCTCGGCGCCTACGGCACGACGATCGTGGTCGCGACGGACGGCCAGCCCTACATCGTCTCCGGAGCGTCGCCGGACACCATGTCGCAGGAAAAGCTCGAGCTCAACCTGCCGTGCATCAACGCGCGCGGGCTCGTCGACCTCGGCTATGCGATCGCCTACCCGTCGCACGACGGCCTGGTTGTCGCCTCGTCCGCCGGCGCGCGCGTCGTGACCGACCAGCTCATGACGCGCAACGACTGGCTGAAAACCGCGCCCGACCGGTTCGTGTCGGGCCAGTTCTTCGGCCGCTATCTCGCCAGCTACGAGTACATCGACCCGTCCGGGCAGGCGCGGCGCGGCAGCTTCATCATCGACCTGACCGGTCAGGAGGCGTTCCTGCACCGCACGAACTACAAGGCGGATGCCACGTGGTACGACATCAGCGACGGCAAGCTGTACCTCTGCATGGGGCAGGACATCTACGAGTGGGATGCGCTGGACAGTGAAAACGAAATCCTCGTCTGGCGCTCGAAGCAGTACGTCATCCAGAAGCCGACCAACTTCGGCGTGATCCTGATCGAAGGATCTGTGCTGCTGACGCCCGAGGAAGAAGCGGCCGAACAGGCGGCGGCCGAGGCGGCCAAGGCGTACAACGAAAGCATCTTCGGCGACGCCAGCATCGGCGGCGAGCTCAACGGCGCCGCGCTCAACGTCTATCCGATCAACGGCGACGCGCTGAAGCGGCTCGAAACCAGCCGTTTCGTGTCGGCGACCGTCTACGCGGACGGCAAACCGGTCGCGACCGTGAGCAAGCTCAACCGGATGGCCCGGCTGCCGTCCGGCTTCCTCGCGCAGACGTGGGAGGTCGAGGTAAGCGCGAACGCGGACATCGCGCAGGTGACGCTCGCCGGCACCGGCGCAGAACTGGCAGGAGTGTGACATGGCACGTGGCGACCTCAACGCAAGTCAGACCGGCCCGAATTCGCGCGGCGACGCGCTGACCGACCGCCTCGTCGAAACCTCGATCATTCGGGTGCTCGTCAACAAGTTCGGCCTGTCCGAGCGTACCGTGCAGTCGATTCAGGAGCTCGCCGGCCTGCGCGGTCAGCTCACGGACGGATCGCGCCCGCGCGAGGCCGTGCGGCACGAGGACTTAGGCGCCGTCTCGCGCATGAGCGAGATGAAGTCGAAGCAGGTCAGCGGGCCGCCGACCGCGGCCGACTTCAACGCGCTGCGCGACGACGTGCGCATGCTGTACGAGGCGATGCGCACGATCGCCCAGCGTCTTTAATCGTGTCCGCAGTGGTGCGAAAAAGCTAGAATGGTGCGAATTTCTTACCGCGACGCGCTATGAACCGACTGATCTACGACGACGAGGACAGGCTGCTCGCATGGGCGAAGGATCGCATTGGCGTGCCGGCGTTCCGGCCGGATGCGCGCGCGATCGGTCAGGAGCGCAACGGCGAGCTGAATGCGGTCGTGGTGTTCGACGGCTTCTCGACCGTCGACTGCAACATCCACATCGCCAGCGACGGCTCGCGCCACTGGCTGACGCGTGAGCTTCTGGCCGCCGCGTTCGCCTACCCGTTCATCCAGTGCGGATTGCGGCGCGTCACCGGTCTGGTGCCGGCGCGGAACGTCGAAGCGCTGAAGTTCGACGAGCACCTTGGTTTCCGGCGCGAGGGATACCACCCGCGCGCCGCTCACGATGGCGACCTCGTGTCGCTCGGCATGCTGCGAGAGTGGTGCCGCTTCATCCCCCCGGAGTCCCGACATGCTTGAAAATGCCATCTGGGCCGGCCTGATCGCCGCGCTGATCGTCTACCTGCTGCCGTTCCTGTTCCCGCCGATCGACACGCAGGCTGTCACGGTCGACGGGTTCGAGCTGCCCGTCGAGCGCGAGAAGCCCGCGCGCAAGGCATGGGAGGAGTACGTTTTCTTCAAGAAGGACGCCGGCGACGCGCCGCCGCCCGACCCGAACATCGGCAAGGCCGCGCTCGAGGAAATGCAGCTCGGCCGCGACTTCCTCGACTTCTCGAAGTCTCAGTTCGACGTCGCGAGCGCGCGGCAGGCCGAGCTCGACGAGCTGACGAGGAAGGTCACGGACCAGCAGCTCGCGACGCAGGATCAGGCGAATGCGTGGGCCCGCGAGGACCGCCAGCGGTACAAGGACGTGTTCCAGCCGCTCCAGGACCAGTTCATCGACACGGCCAAAAACTACGACAGCCCCGAGCGTCAGGAGCAGATGGCCGCCGAGGCGCAGGCGGACGTGCAGCAGGCCGCGAAGCAGGCGAACGAAGCCAACACGCGGCAGATGGCGAGCATGGGTATCAACCCGGCGAGCGGCCGATTCCAGGGCGTCACGCGCGCACAGGACACGTTGACGGCGCTCAACTCGGCGGGCGCAGCAAACACCGCACGTCAGAACGTTCGCGACAAGGCGCTCGCTCTGCGGGCGGACGCGATCAATATGGGCAACGGCCTGCCGTCGCAGGCAGCATCGTCCGCGGGGCTCGGCCTGAACGCCGGCAACTCGGCGACCGGCAACCTTGGCGCATCGAACGCGAACTTCCGCGCGAACGTCGGCATCATGGGACAGGGCTACACCGGCGCGATGCAAGGTCTGCAAGGCGGCGCGGGCGTCCTCAACCAGCAGTACAGCACCCAAGGCAGCATCTGGGCCGCGCAGCAGCAGGCAGCCGCACAAAACTCGGCGGGGCTTATGGGCGGGCTCGGCACCATCGCAGGTGCGGGCATCATGGCTTTTTAAGGAGAGAGAACGTGAAAGAGATCATCGAGCGGCACGAGCGCATCGCACTGCAATTTTCCGGCGGCAAGGATTCACTCGCGCTGCTGTACTTCATGCGGCCGTATTGGGACCGCCTCACCGTCTACTGGCTGGACACCGGCGACAGCTTCCCGGAAACGCGCGAGCTCGTCGAGCAGATCGAGCGCACGGTTCCGCGCTTCGAGCGCATCGAGGGCTGCCAGCCGGCCGTGATCGAGCAGTTCGGCATCCCGTCCGACATCGTGCCGGCGAACGCAACGCCGATCGGCATCGCGGCGAAGGGCTCGCGCGTGCTGATCCAGGACCGCTACTCGTGCTGCATGCGCTCGCTGATGCTGCCGATGCACGAGCGGATGAAGGCGGACGGCATCACCCTCGTGATCCGCGGGCAGAAGGCGTCCGACAAGATGCGCGCGCCGATCAAGTCGGGGCACGTCGAGGACGGCATCGAGTACCTGTTCCCGCTCGAGGGCTGGGACGACAGCCGCGTGTTCGCGTTTCTGCACGAACAGGGCGTCGCGCTGCCGCGCTACTACGAGGTCATGCGCGCGTCGCCGGACTGCATGACGTGCTCCGCGTATTGGGAGGACGGCCGCGCCGCGTACCTGAAGCACTACCATCCCGAGGCGTATGAGGAGTACCAGCGGCGCCTCAACGCGATCAGCGACGCCACGGCCGAGGCGATCGTGCACTTCAACATGGAAATCGGTGGGTAATCATGGCGAACTACGGCATCGGTATCGGCGCGTTCGCGCAAGGGCTCGTGCAGGGCATGGCGCTCGGCAAGCAGTTCCGCGACGCGAAGAAGCAATGGGACGCGGAATCGGCGACCAAGGACGCGATGGACGCCGCGAAAGCTGAACGCGAGGACGCGATCAAGGCCGAACAGGCGCGCATCATCGGGTTGGGACCGCAAGGTCCGCAAGGCCCGGCCGCGCCGCCGGCGCCGGACCCTGCTGCCGCGCCGGCCACGACGCAGCCCGTAGACATGAGCACGCCGACCGCGACGCCCCTGCCCGCGCAGCAGCCCGGCGCGGCGCCGGCCGCCGCACCTGCCACGCTCGAGCCGACGCCCGCGCCCGCGCAATCCCCACAGATCCCTCCCGAGGCGACGCAGGGCACGCCGATGGCCGACAGCGGCAGCATGGCGCCGGCGCCGACGCCCGCCGCGGCGGTCAGCGCGGCGCGCGCGATGGACGCGCCCGCGCGCGGCGGCACGACCGCATCGATCGCCTCCTCGCCCGCCGTCGCGGCGGCGACGCGCGGCATCAACGGTGGCGAGCCGATGACGGACGCGCAGGCCCGCGCGCTCGCCGAGAAGAAGGCGCCGAGCGTGATGGACTTCTTCCGCAAGAAGGGCGTGCCGAAGATCGCCGAAACGTACCTCGCTCAGGGCGACCCGGCTAAGGCGCAGGCGTGGATGGATTGGGCCGAGCAGCAGGACAGCAAGCGCAACATGGCGCTGTGGGCGAAGGCATGGCGCGCGACGCAGATGGGCGACCTCGAGGGCGCGGCCGATCACTTCATGGACCTGTACAAGAGCTACGACGACGGCGTGACGCCCGTGTCCAAGGAGGTCGTGAAGGACAAGGAGGGCAACATCACCGGCTTCAACGTCAAGCTCAAGGTCGACTCGACGGGCGAGGAGCGCACCAGCTTCATCGACCGCAATCAGATGCTCGAAATGGGGCTCGCCGCGCTGTCGCCGCCGCAGATGTTCGAGATGGCGTGGAAGCGCCAGCAGGAGCAGGACAAGGTGAAGGCGCAAGCCGCGGCAGAGGTCGGCAAGGCAAAGCTGAAGCTGGCGACCGACACGGCGCTGGAGGGCGTGCGCCAGAAGGGCCGCGAACGGCTCGAGGACAAGCGCGCGGAGAACAACCTGGACCGCGACGCGCAAAAGGCCAAGCTCGACGCGGAGACGCGCCGGAACAAGGTGCAGGAGGAGCTCGACGCGAAGATCGCCGCACTGAAGAACGGTGGGTATTCGGACCAGTTCATCAACGACGCGCTGCCCTCGATCCTCGGCATCAACGAGTACAAGCGCTCGACGTCGCCGGAGGAGGCAAAGCGCCTCGCCTTCGCTGACCGGATGAAGAACGACCCCGGATTCTCCCGCAAGAGCGTCGACGAGCAGCGCGCGCTGATCGATCAGGATATGGCGATCATCTACGGCGGGATGAAGCCGACCGATGCGCCGCGCGGCGCGCCCGCTGCGCCCGCCGGTGCATCCGGCGCCGGCGCGAAGCCCGCCGCGCGCGGCCTGCCCGTGCTCGACACGAAAACCGGGAAGATCGTCTACCGATAAGCCCCTTTCCCTCTGGTTTGATCGTCGCACCATTCGTTATAGAATCGAACCACTGCGCCGATTGATACCAGAGGGGAGCTCGTGGCTAAAAATCTGTTCCTGCAAACGCCGTCCGCCGGCGACATCGAAGATTTGTTCACCGAAGGCGCGAACGACATTTCGCGCCTTTCTCTGCCGAGCTTCCCCGGTGCTCCCGCGACCAGCACCACCCCTGCCCCGCAACAAACCGCCGCGCCGGCGGCGCCTGACACTGCTGCGCCTGCGCCGGCCGCACCCGCCGCGCCGGGCCGCGCCGCGCCGACGCGCGATGACCTGATCCGCCGCGCGCAGCAGCTCGGCATCGACCCGAAGCTCGCGCTCGAGATTCACGGGCTGGAGTCGTCGAGCAACTGGAACAGCAAGGACAGCAACAAGGGCGCGGTCGGCGGCATGCAGGTGATGCCCGACACGTACAAGATGATGATGGGCACCTATGCCGGTCAGCGCGATCCGTGGAACAACATGGAGGCCGGCCTGCGCTACATCGCCTACGGCATGAAGAAGCTGGGGACGTCCGACCCGGCGCTGCTGGCGGCCGGCTATCAGTCGGGCTACGACCGCGCCTCGCTGAAGCGCGGCGAAATCCCGAATACGACGGACGGCGGCATGACGACGCGCGCGTATGCGGCGCGGATCGCGAGCCGCGTCGGCACGGGCGGCGGCACGGGTAACAGCGCGCTCGACCTGCAATCGCGCCTCGATGCGCAGGAGCCGGGCCGCTACAAGGTGCTCGACTCGACCGAGGCAAGCCGGCTCGACCTGCAATCGCAGCTCGACCAGGAGGAGCCCGGCCGCTTCAAGGTGCTGACGCAGCAGGAGCTCGACAAGCTGCCGGCCAGCGCGTTCACCGACCTTGCCAAGGACGAGACGCCGAAAGACGCATCGCTCTGGGGCGACGTTACCGACGTCGCCAAGAACCTGAAGGTCGGCTTCAACATGGCCGCGCAGGACGTGCGCGAGCTCACGAGCCGCGTTCCGGTCGTCGGCAAGCCGTTCGTGCGGGCTATGGACGCCGTTGACCGCTGGACGCACCCGCAAAACACGGGCGACCTCATCACCGGCAAGGCACCGATCAAGGATTCCGACGACCTGCTGAAGCGCGATACCGCCGCCGTCGTCGCGGGCATGACGCCGCAGATGCGCGGCGCGCTCGAGAAGAAGTGGTGGGACGACGAGAAAGGCACCTTCGGGCCCGCCTGGAAGGACTGGCGCAGCTACGCGGGCGGCCTGCTGCAATCGCTGCCCGAGCAGGCCGTCACGATGGCGCCGGGCATGGTGCTCGCGAAGGCCGCCTATCTCGCGAAGGTCGGTCAGGTAGGCGTGCAGGCCGCATCGGCGGCAGCGGCGCGCACGGCGATGATCTCCGGCATGCTGGCCGAGGGCAGCCTTGGCGGCGCGCAGTCCGCGCGCGAGGTCCGCGACCAGATCAATGAACTGAAGCCTGAAGTGCTGGCGTCGTCCGAGGCGTTCCAGCAGCTCAAGGCTCAGGGCATGACCGACGAGCAGGCACGCACCGCGCTCGCCGATGACATGTCGACCCGCGCGTTCGTCACCGCTGGCGTTGCGACCGGCCTGTTCGGCGGCATGGGCGACCGCGCGCTCGCGAAGATCGTCACCGAGAAGGTCAGCAAGAGCACGTTGAAGCGCGCATTCTCTGGCGCCGCGCGCAGCGCGGTTGCAGAGGGCGTGCTCGAGGAGCTGCCGCAGAGCGCGCTCCAGCAGGTCGCGCAGAACGAGGCCGTGCAGCACGCCGATAAGAATGTGTCGCTCGGCCGCGACGTCGCGAACCAGGCGCTCGGCGGCCTCGCGATCGGCGGCCTGCAAGGTGGCGGCATGGGCGCTGTCGGCGGCGCGCGCAACCTGAACCGCGGCGGCGTGCCGGGTGGCGACCCGGTGGCCGAAGCGGCGCCGCAGCCGGCCGCGCCCGCGCCCGCCGCGCCGACCGGCCCGATCGGCCGCGCGATGGAGCGCGCCGCCGGCGCCGCGCCGGAGCAGCAAGCCGCGCAACCTGCCGCGCCCGCCGCAGAGCGTGTCGTCGTCGGCGACGACGGCCAGCAATACCGCCTGACGACCGGCGAGGACGGCGTGACGTTCGAGCCGATCGCCGAGGAGGCGGCAGCGCCCGACGCGCAACAGCCGGCAGCGACCGCGCCGGCCGCTGAAGCCGCGCCGGCGCCAGCCGAGGAGCGCGCGCCCACTGTCAAGGAAGCGATGGACGGCATGGGCGGCGGCATCGTCGATGCCCTCTACGATCATCTCTGGCAGCGCGTCGAAGCCGGCAAGACCAACGAGCAGGATGGCTGGGCGCCCTCGCCCGTGCTCCAGGCGGCGAAGGTGCTGCGCAATCAGGGCGTCGAGCTCACGCGCGAGACGTTCCCCGACTTCGCGCGGAAGCTCGACAACGCGATCGAGGGCAAGAAGGGCGCCGAGTATCAGGCCGCGATCCGCGGCGTGATGGCCGAGTACGCGCCGAAGAATGCCGCGCCCGCGCCGGCCGCGCCCGAGACGAAGCCGGAAACGAAGGCCGCCGCGCCCAGCGCCCCCGCGCCGAAGGCTGCCGAGCGCCCGATGACCGACTGGAGCGAGACGGAGCTGCGCGACCGCCTGCGCTACCTGACGAAGCAGGCCAAGACGAACGGCGGCTGGAACAAGATGCTCACGGCCGAGCGCGCCAAGGTGTCGCGCGAGATCGACCGCCGCAACGAGGGCGCGCCCGCGCCGGCCGAGCCCGTGACCGCCGCGCCGATCGAGCAGCCGGCCGAAGAAGCGCCGCCGACGACCGCGAGCGGCGCGTATCTGGATCGCGGCGACGCGAACCGCGCGGCGATCAGCGCCGCCGAGCGCGAGGGCCGCGTGTTCACGGTCGTGCCCCGCGAGGAGGACGGCCGCACCGTTTTCGACATCAAACCGCAGGAGGCCGCCAATGCTGGAACCGATGCAGGTGCAAATCGGGCTGGTGCTGATGCACAGGCTCGCGCATCCGTTCAATCGGAGCCCGAGCCCGCTGCCGCTCAACCCGGTAGCGCGAGCGCTTCGGCTGAACCTGCTGCTGGAGCTGTCACCGCCGGTGAGCAATCGGCTCCAGTAAAGGACGCGTATGCCGGCAAGTGGTTCGGCTCGCGCGAGAAGGCGCAAGCCTTCCTGGACAAGAAGAAGGCCGGCGCGACGCACGAGATCGTGCAGACGGGCAAGGTGCGGTTCGAGATCAAGCCGAAGGTCGCCGAAGGCATGGAGCGCTTCCCGGCCGAGTCCGGCACGCTCGGCATTCCGCGCGATCAGATGCCGCAGGTGCCGACGCAATCGCACGGCGGGCTCGTCAATCACCTGAACGCGCAGGGCATCGAGCACGAAACGAAGATGGTGCCGGCGGCCGACCTGAAGCCGACGCAGGCCGAGTTCTCGCCCGGGAAGGTCGCGCAGGCCAAGGAAGCGACCGGCGACCGCGCCGTGATCGTGTCGAACGACGGGCACATCATCGACGGACACCATCAGGCGCTCGCCGCGGCCGAGGAAGGCAAGGACGTCAAGGCGATCGTGCTCGACGCACCCGTCGACCAGGCGCTCGAGGCGGTGAAGAATTCGCCGAGCGCCCAGCAGGCGGCAGACGATGCCGCGGGCCGCTGGAGCCGCGCGACCGACACCGAGCGAACGGCATTCCTCGCGCGCGCCGGCTACGTCAACGACGGCAAGCTGAACCTCGCCGGCCGCCGGCTGCTGCGCACGCCGCTCGACCAGATGCGCCCGTCGACGCGCGGCAAGATCGAGTCCGCCATGCAGATCGGCGCCGCGCCGGCCGAAGCCAATGCGCCGCGTGCCGCAACGCCGGGCGCCGACACGATCGGCCGCATGAATGCGGTTGTGCGCGCGAAATCCGTGTCGGAGCTCGACGAGATCGCCCGCGCGGAGGAAGCCGCGTGGAACGCGACCGAGAAGCCCGCAGCCTCGCACGAGGCCGCGCATGCGGAGCTGATGCGCCGCATCGAGCGGAAGCGCGAGACGTTGCAGGAAGCCGAACCGGCGGCCGAGCGCGACAACAGTTCGGCCGCGAAACAAGCCGCCGCGCGCGACTTCGTGCGCGCCGCTCGCGAGAATGGCGCGAAGAAGATCGCGGACATCATGCCGGGCATCAAGGATGGTCGGACGTTCCAGACCGGCGCCCCGTTCGTAAAGCCCGGTTTCATCATGGTGGACGGCCCGAAGGGCGAGCAATTCCGCCTTGCCGATCTGTGGAAAGCGACCGAGCCGGCGCCCCGCGCAGAGGCCGCCAACGACGCCGCGCCGACCGAGCCGACGCCGCCGACCGGCACCGACCGGTTCGCCGGCAACAAGCTGTTCACGTCGGACAAGGTGGAAGCGGCCCGCGCGCGCCTGCGCTCGAAGCTCTCCGGTGCCCAGCTCAACAGCGGCATTGATCCCGAAGTTGTGATGGACGGCATGACGATCGCCGGCGCCTACATCGAGGCCGGCGTGCGTGATTTTGCCGCATACGCCAAGGCGATGACCGACGACCTCGGCGACGCCGTGAAGCCCTACCTGCTGTCGTTCTGGGAGGCGGCCCGCAACTACCCCGGCCTCGAAACCGAGGGCATGACCAGCGTGCAGGAGTCGAAGCGCCTGCACGACGAGCTCATTGCGTCGCAATCGGCATCGTCTACAATGCAATCGAAGGAGGTTGCTCAAAATGACGGAAACGCAACTGCTGGAGCTGCTGACGAAAGCTCTCCAGAACAAGGCGCCGGACGCGTATCGCCGGATGAAGGCGGACGGGACGCTGGACGCGTTCCTGAGCAACCTTCTGGCGACGACGCTGGAGGCGATCAGCGAGGCGCGGCAAAGCGCGATCGGCAGTCTCGTGACGCAGGGAAGCCCGCAGTTCGAGGAGCAACCCCTGAAACGGACGCAGGCGATCAACATGGCCGAGAAGTCGGCCGAGGAGATCGCGCTGGCGCAGGCGATGGAAACGATCGAGGCGCTGTCAGCCGAGTCGGCGACGACTACCGCGTAAAGCCGGGCGAGCTGAAGCGCACCGGCTCGTGGCGCTCGACCGCCGAGCAGAACGTGCGCATCGTCGAGCTCGTGAAGCAGCTCGAGCAGGAAGGCCGCCGGCCGACGCCGGACGAGGCCGCGCTGCTGACGAAGTTCACGGGCTGGGGCGCATCCGAGATCGCCAACGGCATCTTCCCCGACCGGTACGGCCGCTACAAGGATGCGGCATGGCAGGCGCTCGGCGAGCGGCTGAAGGCCGCGCTCACGCCTGAGCAGTACGAACAGGCGAAGCGCACCACGCAGTACGCGCACTACACCAGCGAGGGCGTGATCCGGTCGATCTACGACGGCATGCGCCGCCTGGGCTTCGCCGGCGGAAAGGTGCTCGAGCCGGGCATGGGTATCGGCCTGTTCAAGGGGCTGATGCCCGAAAGCATGGCCGCGACCAGCCAGTACACCGGCGTCGAGTACGACCCGCTGACCGGCGCGATCGCGAAGCTGCTGTATCCGCAGAGCAACATCATCGTCGGCGACTTCACGAAAACCGCGATGCCGCGCGAGTTCTTCGACGCGGCGATCGGCAACCCGCCCTTCGCGTCCGTCGTTGTGACCAATGACCCCGAGTACAAGAAACAGGGGTTCATGCTTCACGACTACTTCTTCGCCAAGACCATCGACCGCGTGAAGCCGGGCGGCATGCTCGTGTTCGTCACCAGCAAGGGCACGATGGATAAGGCGAGCGACCGGGCACGCAAGTACCTCGCCGACCGCGCCAACCTGATCGGCGCCGTGCGGCTGCCGCAGACCGCGTTCAAAGACAACGCCGGCACGGAAGTCGTGACCGACGTGCTGTTCCTCCAGAAGCGCGGGCCCGGCGTGGCCGACAACGGCGTGAAGTGGCTCGGCACGGCCGAAGTGCAGACGCCGCAGGGGCCGGCCCAGATTAACGAGTATTTCGCCGCGCACCCGGAAATGGTGCTCGGCGCGCACGCTCTGACCGGCAGCATGTACCGCGCCAACGAGTACACGGTCGTGCCCGAGCCGGGCGTCGACATGGACGCGGCGTTCGCGAAGGCGATCGCCAACCTGCCCGAGGGCGTCTATCAGCCGGGCGCGCAGAACCCGGCCGCCTCGAAGGCTGTCGCGCTCGAACGCGACTTCAACCCGACCCACAAGAAGGAGGGCGGGCTGTACGTCGGCGATAACGGCACGCTGATGCAGGTCGACAGCGGCACCGGCGTCGAGCTGACGCACCGCCGCGGCGCGGACGGCAAGCAGATCGCGCTCAAGCCGGCCGACAAGGCGTTCCTGAAATCGTGGGTGGGCCTGCGCGACGCGCTGAAGCAGGCGCAGCTCGACCAGCTCTCGGACGGCGCATGGGAACAGTCGCTCAAGGCGCTGTCTGACGCCTACGACGGTTTCGTGGCGAAGCACGGCAACCTCCTCGCCTACAGCACGATCGAGCGCACGGCCGACGACGGCACCGTGACCGTGACGAAGCGGTTCAAGAACGATCCGCTACTGCGCCTGGACGTCGACGGCGCCCTCGCCTACTCGCTCGAGCACATCAAGGAGAACGGCGAGATCGTCAAGGCGCCGGTCCTGTCCGAGCGCGTGCTGCAACGGCCGCGCGAGCCCGAGATCAAGACGACGCACGACGCGATGTTCGTGTCGCTCAACAATAAAGGCTCGCTCGACCTCGACGACGTTGCGCGCCTGTCGAACATGAGCCGGCAGGAGGTCATCGACGCGCTCGGCACCGCGATCTACGAGGACCCGGCGAAGGGCTGGCAGACGTCCGACGCGTACCTGTCGGGTAACGTCGTGCGCAAACTCGCCGAGGCGCAGGCCGCGGCGCGCAGCGACCGCAAGTACCAGCGCAACGTCGAGGCACTGCTGGCCGTGCAGCCGAAGCCGCTCGGCCCGAGCGACATCACGGTGAAGCTGGGCCAGAACTGGATTCCGGCGGCCGACGTCGCCGTGTTCGCGAGCGAGGCGCTGAACGAGAACATCGACGTCACCTACAACTCGCGGCTCGGCAACTGGTCGGCAGAGCAGACCAGCTCCAACTATTCGGAGTTCAACACCCCGAAGATGAACGCCGGCCAGATCCTCGACGCGGTGCTGAACAACCGTCAGATCAAGGTCACGTTCCGCGACGATCAGGGCAAAACGCACGTCGACGCGGAGGCGACCGAGAAGGCCAACGACGTCGCGCAGAAGATGCGCGCGGCTTTCGCGCGCTGGATTTGGACGGACACGAAGCGCGCCGACCGGCTCGTCAACTACTACAACGAGAACTTCAACAACATCGCGCCGCGCCAGTTCGACGGCTCGCACCTGACGCTGCCGGGCGTATCGCTGCGCTTCGACCTGCGCGAGAACCAGAAGCGCGCCATCTGGCGCGGCATTCAGGAAGGCGATATGTACCTCGCGCACGCTGTCGGCGCGGGCAAGACGTTCACGATGATCGCGACGGGCATGGAGGAGCGTCGGCTCGGCCTGTCCAACAAGCCGATGTACGCGGTGCCGAACCACATGCTCGCGCAATTCGCGCGCGAGTTCCTTGAGCTGTACCCGGCCGCGAACATCATGGTCGCGGACGAGCAGAATTTCCACACCCACAACCGCCGCCGGTTCGTCGCGCAGGCCGCGCTCAACAACCCGGACGCGATCATCATCACGCACTCGGCGTTCGGCCGCATCGGCATGTCCGACGAGTACGCCTCGGCGTTCATCCGCGACCAGATCGACGAGTGGAAAGCCGCGCTCGACGAGACGGACAAGGGCGACCGCATCACGCGCAAGCAGATCGAGCGCCGCATCGAGCAGCTCGAGCGTCGGCTGGAGGCGAAACAGGGCGGCGAGAAGAAGGACAAGGTGCTGTCGTTCGAGGAGCTGGGCGTCGACCGCCTGTTCGTCGACGAGTTCCACGAGTTCCGAAAACTCGACTTCGCGACGCAGCAGAGCAACATCAAGGGCATCGACCCGGCGGGCTCGCAGCGCGCGATGGACCTGTTCATGAAGGTCCAATACCTGCGCAGCAAGAAGCCGGGCCGCGCGCTCGTGGCCGCGTCCGGCACGCCGGTCACGAACACGATGGGCGAGCTCTACACCGCACAACGCTTCTTCCAGCCCGAGCAGCTTGCCGAGGATGGTCTGGATACGTTCGACGCGTGGGCCAACCAATACGGTGACATCGTTGCGGGCTTCGAGCAGAACGCCGCCGGCGGCTACGAGGTCGTGAGCCGGTTCGCGAAGTTCCAGAACGTGCCCGAGCTGATGCGCCGCGTGCGCTCGTTCATGGACATCCTGACGAGCCAGCAGCTCTCGCAGTACGTGGATCGTCCGGCGATCGAGGGCGGCGGCCGTCAGATCATGGTCACGCCGGAGCCGTTCGGATACAAGGCGTACCAGAAGGCGCTCGAGCAGCGCATCACCGCGATCCGCAACCGCAAGGGGCCGCCGCAGAAGGGGCAGGACATCATCCTGAACGTGATCGCGGACGGCCGTTTCTCCGCGATCGACATGCGCTTCGTCGACCCGACCGCGCCGAGCGACCCGAGCAGCAAGCTGAACCAGATGATCGACGCCGTGATCGCCGACTACCATGCGGCGTCCGACTTCGAGTATTCGACGAACGGCAAGGTCGACCCGATCAAGGGCGCGTCGCACATCATCTTTACCGACATCGGGCTCGGCGAGCAGTCGGCGAAGAACCGCGGTTTCGACATGAAGGCGTGGATCGAGAAGCGTCTGGTCGACGGCGGCATCCCGCGCGAGCAGATCGCGTTCATGCGCGACAACAAGGAGCATGCCAAGAAAGAGCGCCTGTTCGCGGACATGCGCGAGGGCAAAAAGCGCGTGCTGATCGGCGGCAAGGACATGGAAACCGGCGTCAACGTGCAGAAGCGCCTCTACACCGAGGAGCATCTGGACGCGCCGTGGTTCCCGGCATCCGTCGAGCAGCGCGAGGGCCGCATCATCCGTCAGGGCAACCAGAACAAGCAGGTGCGCATCCGCGCCTGGGCGACGAAGGGCAGCTACGACTCCACCATGTGGGGGATGAACGCCCGCAAGGCGCGGTTCATCGAACAGGCGCTCAACGGCGACGACAGCGTGCGCTCGCTCGAGGACGTGTCCGAGGCATCGGCATTCGACATGGCCGCCGCGCTGGCGTCGGGCGACGAGCGCTACATGAAGCTGGCGGGCCTGAAGGCCGACGTCGAGCGGCTGGAGCGCCTGAGCTACGCGCACCACGACGACCAGAACAAGCTTCGGCGTGACAAGCATTGGGCTGAGACGCAGATCGAGCGCGACAACACGCTCGCCGGCGAGATCAAGGCCGCGCTCGAAAAGCGCACGCCGATCCGCGCGGGCGAGTTCGCCGGCATGGTGGGCAAGACCTCCTACGACAAGCGCGACGAGTTCTCGAACGCGATCTTCAACCGCTTCAAGGAGCTGGCCGGCAAGGAGGCCGACACTGCCGAGCAGATCGGCGAGATCGGTGGCTTCCCGATCATGTTCCACGGCACGCAGCTCAAAGGCTCCGGCGAGTACATCGCGGCCGTGTCGGTCGACATCCCCGGCGACCCCTCGCCGCTCGTGCAGCTCCCGCTCGACCCGGACCTGCCGGTCGGCGGCATCGCGACCCGCGCGGCGAATCAGGTGAACAACCTCGACAATCAGCTCGCGCAGCTCACGGCCCGCGTGCAGCAGAACGAGCGCCGCGTCGAGCAGATCGGCAACCGTCTGGGCGCACCGTTCCCCGAGCAGGCCGAGCTCCTGGACAAGATGGCGCAGCTCAACGCGCTGGAGATCGAGCTGACCGCCGAGAAGGCGGCCGAGAACGCGCCGGCGCCGTCGTCGGACGCCGCGGCGGCGACGCTCGAGGTCGAGGGCGAGAAGCCGGCCGACGAGGCGCCGAAGTTCAGCGTCGCCGAAGGCGCCGACCGCAATCAGGTCGTGCCGGTCACGCAGATCGACACGTTCGACGTGTCGCTCGACGACCTCTGGCGCACCGCCAACGAGTGGTATCGCGACAACCTGACCGATCACCCGGTCCAGAACGAATCGCTCGGCGCGCAGGTGCAGTTCTCGAAGAACGGCCGCAGCAAGGTGCTGTCGGTCGGCCGCCGCGATCCGCGCCGCATGAGCATCGTGAAGGCGCTCGCGGACATCGCGCGCAACGGTGTGCTCGTGAACGAGGAAGGGGATAAAAAGGAGCGCACCGGCATCGCGGGTTACGCGACGCTGGTGGCGCCGGTTGAGGTCGACGGCACGTTATACGCCGTTTCGATGAAGGTCCGGCAGGAAGATCGGGCGCGCAACGCACGCTCGATCTTCTACACGGTTGAAGCATTCAACCTCGAAAAGGTGGGGGCCAGCAGGGCGAATACGGCGCAGCAAGGGCAGGACCATCCTTCTACTGGCTCCCGCCAAGAGATCGGTTCTGCCGGAAACGACGCTGCACAACGTGCACCTGCCTCCGCTCCGGCCCTCTCCCAAGGCAATGGCGTAACTCTTGGCGATCTTGTCGACGCGATCAACGAAGCAAATCGCGCGTTTAGTGTGACCGCATCGACTGCGGCTGATCGCTCTAATGTAATTATGGGCGATGCGAATGCAAATGGCAATGTATTCTCGTCGACTGATCTTGCAAATACCGTCAAATCGGGTCCGCTCGGCGACACCGTGTCGCAGCTCATCGCACAACACCGTGTTGTGCTGCACGACACTGCCGCGACGCTGCCGGTCAAGGATGCGCCGGCCGGCGTGCGCGGCGTCACGATGCCGGACGGCTCGATCCATCTGGTTGCGGCGAACCTGACGCCCGAAACCGCCCTGCCCGTGCTGCTGCATGAGGCGTTCCACCAAGGCGGCGAGAAGCTGATCGGTACGGCGGCGTGGACCGACCTGATGGGCCGCCTCGACTCGCTGCACCGTCAGGCGCGGCAGTCGAGCGGCCGGGCGCGGGAATTCTTCGACGCGGCGCGGGCACGTGTTGCGAGCGCGCAACGCGCCGGCGCCATGCCTGAGACGCTGACGGCCGAGGAGTTCGGCGCCTACACGATCGAGAACTACGAGCAGGCGCCCGCCGCGTTCCGCAAGTGGGTCGACGACGTGATCGGCACGGTGAAGGCGTGGCTGCTGCGCCGCTTCGGTAAGCAGCTCGGCGCCGTCACGCCGGCGCAGCTCCGCGCGATCGCCGCGGCCGCGCTGCGCGACCAGACCGGCGGCCCGACCGATGGCGCCCGCTTCTCGGTCGGCGCGCCGCAGCCCGGCCAGCCGAATGCCGGCCTGACGCCGCCTGCCCCGTCGCGCTTCGAGCGGCTCCAGGCGGCCGTGCAGGACAACATGAACCGCGTGAAGAAGGTTCAGGAGCGCATCAAGGAGCTGACCGGCGTGAAGGAGCTCGGCACGGCCGACTACTACCGCGCCGAGGCGAACCGGCCGGGCCGCATCGCGGCGCGCCTCGAGGATGCGAAGAAGCAGCTCACGGGCCCGCTGATGGAGCGCCTTGCGAAGTCCGGGCACACGCCCGAACAGCTCGAGGAGCTGCTGCACGCCGAGCACGCGCAGGAGCGGAACGAGCGCGTCGCGCTGATCAACGAGGACATGCCGGACGGCGGCTCGGGCATGACCACGGCCGACGCGAACGCGATCCTCGCGAAGTACGCCGGCAACACCGAACTTCAGGCGCTCGCGCAGCAGGCCCGCGACATCGCGAAAGCAACGCTCGACCTGAAGCTGGCCTACGGCCTGATCGACCAGCAGACCTATGACACCCTGACGAACGGCTACAAGAACTACGTGCCGCTGAAGGGCGACGGCGAGTACGGCCCGAAGGTCAAGCGCGCAATGGGCCACGAGGAGCGCGACGAGCACATCCTCCAGAACATCGCGCGCGACTACGATCAGGCGGTCGTCGTCGGCGAAAAGAACCTCGCGCGGCAATCGCTGCTCGCGCTCGTCGCGCAGAACGACGACCCGGACCTGTGGACGATTGGCGTTCCGCCGCGCGGGCGCTACGTCGCCGGCAGGGTGTACAACGTGGTCGACGGCAACGGCCAAACCATCGGCTCGTTTATCTCGCGCTCGCAGGTCAACGCCTTCCTCGAAGGCGCGGGCCCGCAGGCTGCCACGTATCAGGTGCTCGACTCGAACGGCGATCGCGTCGCCGAGTTCGTGAAGCCGCTCCAGGACAATGAGGTCATGGTCTACGTGAAGGGCGAGCCCGTGCGCATCCAGATCAAGGACGAGGCGCTGGCCCGCCAGCTCCGGCCGCTCGATCAGCGCCAGATGCACCCGATCCTCGAAATGATGCGCGGCGTGAACCGCTACCTGTCGAAGATTTACACCGGCTACAACCCGGCGTTCATCCTGCGCAACGCCGCGCGCGACGCGCTCACCGGCACGATCAACATGGTCGGGCACGAGGGCGCGGCCGTCGCGGCGAAGGCATGGGCGAAATACCCGGTCGCCGTGAAGGCGCTGGGCCAGTGGGCGGCAACCGGTAAGGAGCCGGCCGGCGAGATCGGCAAGCTCCTGAAGGAATACCGCATGCACGGCGGCAAGACCGGAGCATCGTGGATGTCCGACCTCGAGGAGCAAGGCAAGTCGCTCACGCGCATGTACGAGGACGCCTACGGCGCGAGCGGCTACCTGAAGGACGGCCGGAAGCTGAAGGCGGCCACGGTCGCCGGCCGCAAGATCGTCAGCGGCATGGCGCACGTCGTCGAGATCGCCAACCAAGCAACTGAGAACGCGCTGCGCCTGTCGCTGTACATGACGCTGCGCGATCAGGGCGTGACGCCGGGCCGCGCCGCGCAGGCCGCGAAGAACGTGACGGTCGACTTCGACCGCAAGGGCACGCTGACGCCGGCGCTCGGCGCGGTCTACCTGTTCTTCAACCCGGCGGTCCAGGGCACGGCGAATGCGATGCGCACGCTCGCGAGCGGCGAGCACCGCGGTCAGGCGCTCGTCGCGCTCGGCATGCTGGCGACGCTGGGCTTCTTCGCCGGCGCCTCCGGCATGGACGACGACAAGGACCGCTGGCTCGGCGAGAGCTGGGACACGCGCACGCGCAACTTCATCTTCGGCATCGGCAATCACACGCTGCGCGTTCCGCTGTCGCAGGAATTTGCACCGGTCTACGCGTTCGGCGTGGCGATGGCCGAGGCGATGCGCGGCGAAAGCGCGATGAAGTCGGCCGTGCGGATCGTGTCGTCGTTCATCGATGCCTACTTCCCGCTGCACGGCGCCTACAACCCGGACAGCGACAACCATACGCTCGACGGGTTCCTGTCGGCCGTGCCGACCGTCATCAAGCCGCTGGCCGAGACGGCGGCGAACCGGAACAGCTTCGGCAGCCAGATCGTGCCGGACACGCAGTCGACGAAGCCCCTGCCCGATAACCTGAAGATGTACCGGGCGACGAAGGGCACCGTCTACGACGCGCTCGCGCAGCAGATCGCGGCGGCCGGCGAGCTGGCCGGCGCGCGGCGGTACGAGAACGACCTCTCGAAGGTCAGCCCCGAGACGCTGAAATACATCTGGCGCACCTACGCGGGCGGTCTGGGCCAGTTCGTCACCGACTCGATCGGCGCGGCCGGCATGGCGGCCACCAGCGCCGGCAGCATGACGAGCAACGACGTGCCGATCGTGAAAGACTTCTGGAAGCAGAACGACGTCAAGCCGCTGCGCGGTCGCTACTACGACCTCGCGCGCGAGGCGAAGGAAGCGGCCGAGGAGTTCCGCGTGGCGAAGAAGGCCGGGGACGGCGAAGCGCTCGACGACATCTTTGCGCGACCGGAACAGGGCGAGCTCGTGTCACTCGACCGGATGACGCAGCGCTACGGGAAGGCGATCGCGGCGCTGCGCGACGAGCAGGTGATGGTGAACGTCGATAAGACGCTCACCACCGAGCAGAAGCGGGCCCGGCTGAAGGAGCTCGAAGCCGAGGAGGAAACGCTGTATCGCGGCGCGATCGAGGCGTTCCGCCGGTAACGAGGAACAGGGCGCGCCGGGTTCGCTCGGCGCGCTCTGCTCACTTCTTCGCGTCGTGGATGCTGGGGTACAGGTCGTAGCAGGCGCCGACCGACCAGCGCGTTTTCGCCTGCGCCGCGCACGCTTCCGCGCTCGAGTACCCGAACAGATTTGATTGCCCGATGAAAATCCCGAGCGCCAGCGCGCCGACGATCACGGCGAACGGATGCTTGCTGACGATCCGCCGCACGACGGCGCCAGCGCGATACCAAGGATTTGCGTCTGCTATCTCAATGCTGCTCATAATCTTCCCTCGAACGCTTTGTAGCGACGTTCGCATTTTATGGCAATTACCGCCGTGCGCGGTCCTCCTCCTCGATGCGGCGCATCGCCTCCTGCACGCGGCGCAGCTTGTCTACCTCGCGCGTCGCCACTTCGGCAACCGCGTCGCGGATGAATGACAGCTTTGACCCGATCGCGCGGTTCTTCACGAGGTAGTCGAGCTGCATCCAAAGCGGCTCGGGGAATGGGACGTTGAGCGATCGCGTTTTCGTGGGATCGCCCTCGGTCCACGGAGCGTCGTGCTGGGTCACTTTCTGCCTCTTTCCTGATGAGGACGGCCGCGGGCGCGGCTTTGTGGTTGCCATAGGGGTATCTCCGCACTGTGCCGCACCATGCAGCTCTACGCCGCACAAACTGGCACGGGATTCTGTTGTGCAGTAGCGCGCGCGCTCGATTTGTGGTTCTGATACCTAACCGTGGTGCTACAATCGCACCGGTAAAACGGGACTACGGGGCCGCGTCCACATGGAAAACCAGACTGAATCGGGGGGCGTCCTGCTGGCGAAAATTGCCAGCGTTTGGGCGATGGTGGGTATCACGTCCTGGTCGGAGGCGGCGAGCTTTGCCGCCTTCTGCTACACGATGTGGTTGATGGGGGCGAAGTTCTGGAAGGAAGTCCTTCGCCCGCTCTGCGAGCGTCGGGGGTGGGTTTCAGCCCGCCCGGCGGCGGCAGCCGGGGAGCGTGACGATGGCTAGTCGCGCACGCACCCTGATCGGCGCACTGACCGTCAGCGCCGCAGCATTCGCCACGTGGGTCGCCAGCGAGGGATTCGCGCCGAAAGCCGAAATCCCGACGAAGGGCGACGTGCCGACGATCGGCCACGGCTCGACGCGGTACGAGGATGGCACGCCCGTGAAGATGGGCGACACCATCACCCGCCAGCGCGCCGCAGAACTGGCGCGCAATCTCATGGCAAAGGACGAGCGCGATTTGCGCGCGTCGCTTCCGCCCGACACGCGGCTCTATCAGGCCGAATACGACGTGTACCTGGATTTTGTCGGCCAGTACGGCATCGGCAATTGGCGCAAGTCGAGCATGCGGCGTTACGTGATCGCCGGCGAGTATGCGGCGGCGTGTAAAGCGCTGCTGAACTACCGTTTTGCCGCCGGCTACGATTGCAGCACGCTCGTCGACGGCAAGCCGAACAAGCGTTGCTGGGGCGTGTGGACGCGGCAGCAGCAGCGCTACAACACCTGCATGGGGGCGCAATGAATCCGTTGAACCCGTGGGCAATCCTTGGCGCCTTCGTGGCGGCGGCCGCTTGCTTGGCCGCCGGCTGCTGGATCGGCGTTGACGTGGAGCACGCGCGCCGCGTCGCCGAGGTCAACGCCCTCAAAGCGGACCATGCACTCGAAGCGAAACGGCTTTCCGACGCAGCAACCGAGGCGTCGGAGAAGGCTCGCAAAGCCGAGGCAACCATGCGCGAGAAGGTCGCGCAAATCGACCAACTTGAAACCGACCTCAATCATGCGAACTCTGAAAACGCTGATCTTCGTGGCCGTCTCAGCAGCGGCACTCAGCGCGTGTACGTCCGCGCAAAATGTCCCGCCCCCGCCGGCGGTAGCGTGCCCGGTTCCGCCGCCCCCGCCGGCGTGGACCATGAAGCCGACCGAGCCGAACTTGACCCAGCGTTTGCGGGCGAGCTGGCTGGAATCGCCGGCGACGGCGACGACGCAATCCGGCGATTGAGCGCGCTGCAAAGCTACGTGCGCGACGTGTGCCTCGCGCCGCGCGAATAG